TCAAAAGCCTGAACGGTGAGACTCGCGTGGTCATGGAGGCCACAGGAAATTACCACGCGCCGGTGGCAAAGCTGCTTCACGACGCAGGGCTGTATGTTTCCGTCGTCAATGCGAAGCTGGTGCATGGCTACGGGAACAACGAGTTAAGGCGTGTCAAGACCGATAAAAAGGACGCTGTCAAGCTGGCAAACTACGGTCTTGACCGCTGGCTCACTCTGCCGAGATATGTCCCGGAAGAAGGTGCCCGGTTGCTGTTGAAGAACTGCTACCGCCAGTACCGGCAGTATTCCAAGGTGCAGACGGTTCTGAAGAACAATCTGATCTCATTGCTGGATACAGTGTTTCCAAACGTCAACCGCCTGTTTTCAAGCCCGATCCGCGGGGACGGGAGTGAAAAGTGGGTGGATTTTGTGGCTGAATTCTGGCATTGCCGCTGCGTCAGTGAGAAATCCGAAAAGGCATTCGCAAACAAATACCAACGTTGGTGCAAAAAGCATGGTTACAATTTCAGCGTGGCAAAAGCACACACCATTCACGCCGAAGCCAGTGGACATATTGGCGTCATGCCAAAGTCCGAAACGACAAAGCTGCTCGTGGAACAGGCTGTTGCGCAGCTCAGAGCAACCTCTGTTGCCCTTACCGCTCTCAAACGCGAAATGCTCACCTTGGCCGCACAACTGCCGGAATATCCTGTCGTCATGGGTATGTTTGGCGTGGGGCCGACGCTCGGCCCGCAGCTCATAGCGGAAATTGGCGATGTGCGACGTTTTTATTCCAAGAAAGCACTCGTGGCCTACGCCGGCCTTGATGCTCCGCCGAATGACTCTGGAGACGTGACTGGCAAACACAAATCCATGAGCAAAATTGGCGCGTCATCTCTGCGACGGACACTGTTCCTTGTTATGAGTGTCTATTTGCGGAGTGCGCCGCTGGATGAACCGGTCTACCAGTTCATGGACAGAAAACGCGCCGAGGGCAAGCCCTACCACGTCTACATGATGGCTTCGGCAAACAAGTTCCTGCGAATCTACTACGCCACTGTGAAAGCCTATCTGGAGTCGCTGGAACACACCACCTGATCTTTCCATAAAGTATTGGCTGGCTGCCGTTTCAAATTTGAGACGCGAAGCGGCTTGGTTTGGTGCAGTCTTTTTGCGCACTGCATTACCTTGAAATTTCTACTTGACTTTTCTTAGCAGGTCTCTGTATAGCAGGAACGGATTTTTGCCCCGTTCCAAAATGTGAATTCAACCGTATAGAAGCGGCCCTTCGGATGCACGTATATGACTTTCCCGAAGAGCAGTTCTTTGTCCGTTGGTCTACCGATTGTTTTGTCCGGCGAGAAGTTAACCAGACGCTTTACGGTTTGTCCGACCTGTACCACTTTTCTTTCCTCCGTCCTGCGGCCGATAGACGCGGCCGTCCTTGTAGGCTTTATATCCCGCTTTCATCATGCTTCGGATGGTGTCATCGTCGTAGATGCAGGACTCATGTTCTGTCATCATCATGCCTTTACCATCCAGCGCGCGGACAATTTCAAACTTCATCCCGTTCGTCCTCCCGCACACTTTCAATGAGATCTCTCATCGTAGATTTCTGGTAGTTTTTCTTGATGAATACCGCAATGGGGGCTTCTTCCGGCGAATCTTCGATTTCTTTCAGGCACTCATCGTGAACATACGTCGAGAATCCATCGAACCATACAGTGTCGTTGAGATAGATTTCACCGGCGCACCAAGCGCAGCTGGCAGCAGGTGCTTCTTGCTGCACGTCAACATACATCATTGCTTTTCACCGAGTTCTCTTTCTGAGATGGATTGACGAGCATCATGTTTTCACGCATTTCATTCCTGAGTTTTGTATATCCTGGCATGTCTGGAGTATGTTCCTCTGCACAAGCCTGATGTACACAATATCCTGAGATGAAATAACTTCCATCGTCGAAGTAGAACGATTCTTCGTCTGATATTTCCTCGCCGCACAGTTGGCAGTGCGTGCTAAAAGCCTTATCCCGATATTCTTTTAACATCCGTCTCTCCTTCCAAATCTCCGACGGCTCCCATGCGAATCGATTGTAATAGTGCCTGGACTTCCTGCGGTAATTTTGCCTGTTCGCGTTCTCTCTGCTGAACCGTTCTAAATGACCTTTGAATATTTGATGCCACAACGCTTTGCAATGAATCTGCATCCAGTAATGCCCATTCACTAAGCTGTTGCGGACTTCCGACAATACGTTGAAGCGTAGGACTCAGTTTATCAAACTCTTCCTGCGCACCATATATGCCATTCCGACACGCAGCAGATATTTTCGCCCACGCTTCCATCTCGGAAAGGTCATCATCTTGCATCAGTTTTCTCATCTGTTCCTTGATTGTGCCAATGTTAGGAGGGAACTCCCGATTGCTTGCCACTATAATGGATTTCACTGCTGCAGCAACGAGCCTCGGGTCATCATCCTCAAACATTGAAGTCCACAAGTTGATTGTGGCGGTGATATCCGAGTCTGACACATTCCTGTAGAAGTTTGGATAGGCCGTTCGTAGCACAGCAAGGATTCTTCTTGTTTCGTCTCTTGTCATACGTCCTCCCGCAAAAATGGATTGCTACTAGATGCTTCGCGCAATGACTGGTTTGTGTTTCTTAAATTACACTGACTACCACCACGGTCCTGTGCCCTAGCCAACCACGAAGTTATGAACGCGCGGACTCCGCGCCGGGTTTTTCGTTTCGTCGTGTTTGATTCGCACCAACCTGCCATCTTGCGAAGTTCTTGCATAACGTCAACGGCAGGGTAAAGTACACTCCACTTAGTCACATCTTCTTCCGTGATATCGAAGAAAGATTTGTCGTTCAGAATTAGAGAGATTACGGGCGGCGTGGAGTCGGACTTTTCCAGCTCCGCGCAAGAAGTATCGTTAGATACTTCTTCTATCTCTTTCTCTATCTCTATATCTATATCTTTCTCTATATCTACGCTGCAATTTTGTTGCAGTTTGTTGCACTTCTGCTGCGCTTGCGTTGCATTGTCGTTGCATTGCAACGCTTTTCGGCGTTCCCGGCATAACCTTGACCTTTGCGTACTAGCTGCTTCAGATTGTGTATTTTCTACAGCATATGGGATAAAAAAGTGAATATCGTCCGACGTCTCCAACAGTCCACACGACAGAAGATATTGGACAGTTACTGTTACGTTTTCCGGTGTTTCGTCGAGCTCCAATGCCAATTCATCGGCAAACGACTTTTCCAGTCCTGTAAACGTGATGATCCCATCGTGTTTCATGGCAACTAGCTGCATTTTGAGGTAGATTATCGTGTATGTATCTCCACCAGCCAGTTTTCGCAACTTTTTGATTCGTTTTGAACTGAAAAAATCGTCTTTCAGTTTCAGCCAGTGGTATCTTTTCTCGCCCATTCCACTACACCTCAAAACGGAAGATCATCCGCATTCTCGTCGAGCATCGTGAATCCGTCCGGAACATCAGATGCCGGCGAAACTTCGGCTCCGCTGGTCTTCGCTGCTCCATCCGACTGTCTGCTTCCGCAGAAGTAAATCTGGTCCGCCAGTATCTCAGCGTTGCGGCGCTTGTTTCCTTCTTTGTCTGTCCATGTGCGGATCTGCAGGCGTCCGTCAACGACTGCCATGCTCCCCTTGTCGAGGTATTTCCCTGCGACCTCTGCTTTCTGATTCCATGCAACCACGTCGAGGAAGTCGGTCTCCCTCTCCTGTCCTTGGGCGACGTAGTCGCGCTCAACCGCAAGCGTGAAACTTGCTACCGGCTTGCCACTCTGCGTCACTCGCATTTCCGGCTTTTTTACAACTCGTCCCTGTATGGTGATTCTGTTCAGCATCTATTTGCTTCTCCTTTGATTTGATCGTTTGCCCGCCTCACGCCGCTCGTGGCCGTTTGAGGCGAGTTCTGGTTTTCCGTGTCTCATTTCACGTCAAGGTCATTTTCTTCCGCCATGCGGCCTCCAGCGGTCTCACGGTGCTAGTGTGTGACGGTCAAAGCCATCAAAATCACACCGACCATGATTGCACATCCTCCGACGAGAGCATATCGTATGCGTTCGGTTGATGTGCTGCATCGTTTTGCCACACCGCAAAAGACGCATCCTCCGAAAAGGCAGAATACAACTGCAAGGAGAATCAGCACCCTGGAAAGTGAGTTCATTTCACGCACCTCTTTCCTTCTCGAATGAGCTGTCGCTGACGTTTTGTAAAAGATGCCGTAGGCGCAAGCTTTTTTCGCTGCTGTGCGATTTGAGCTTTGATCGCGGCGTCTTTCTCTAAGAATTCAGCATAGTCTTTACATTTCCCGTGGCAGCCTGGTTGATGTTTCGGGCAATCTTTACACGGGGCGGATATGATTGCTGCCATGCCAGTCCCTCCGTTTCATCTGCAAAAGTACATTCCGTCCTGATAAACTACGATCTCAGTCCCCTGTATGTTTTCCGACTGGAAAATCACGTCATCAGGAAGGAGCTTTTCTCCGAGCAATACACGTTCGGCGCAGCGATACGCGCGCTCAACGGCATCTTTTTCCTCCGGGTTCGATGCTCTGTCTTTCCAAACAACACCGGTTCTGTCAAACACGTTGTACTGAAGCGGCTGCGTCAGCACTTCTTCCATGGTGTTTGGATATCTGGGGTCATTCATGCGGTTCAAAATCACATTTCCGACCATGATACGAGTTTCGTCGCTGCAGTCGTCCCCGCCAGCTTCAGCGTAAATTGCTCGTGCCAGAAGCTCTAAGTCATATGGGTCATCTGTGATAAACCCGCCGTTTCCACCAACACCATCTTTCGTATGAGGTGGATGGCAGAACTGCGAATCGTCAAAAGCTTCTTCGTCATCCGCTTCCTGCGGGGCCTCCTGAATCGTTTCCTCCGGTTCTTCCGGGTCTTCCGGTTCATTCAGCGATTCTTGACTTGCGGCAGCCCTCGTAGCGTCCACCTCGGATGCTACCTGATTTGCAAGCGCTTGCTCAATGTCACTCTGAAAAATTAGAAGCGTAACCGATATGAGGACGAGGATCACGCAGACACAGAAAAGGAATTTCCTCATGCTACCGGGCCTCCTTCTCTGGCTTCTGCAGTAAGAAGCTTTTGCTTCGCTCTGTAATATTGGCTATTTTGAGCGGACAGCCCTGGATGCGCTGCATAGTATGCACGTTTCTTGGCTTTGATCTCTTCCGCGTGCTCTGCGTAGTAGCGAAGATTATACTCGCGTCGGTCCCGGTTCTTTTCACGTTCTGCACGACGTTCGGCAGCTTTTCCGTCGTACCAGCCAATGTGTTTGTAGCTCGCTTTGTAGCAGCTTTGACAGCAGTAGTAAGTAACCGCTTCCTTCTTTCCATCGCGTTCAATCATTCTCATAAACGGTGAACCTGCGCTCGTAACTACCATCTGGCCGCATGTTCCGCATGGACGGATGATCGTCAATCGACGGTCAGTCTTTTTTCTTACACTCATATTGCTGTACCAACCGTTCAAGGTAGAACTGTGCTTTTTTGAGGTCTTCCACCGGCTTTCCCTTGAACGGATGCCGCCAGATGTACTTGACTGTCTGCCACGCCAATACCGCCGCTACCGGGTCGAACCATCCTTCAACCATCGCATTCAGAGCGTCGATGCACTCAATAGAGCCTTGATTGTAATGCTGGGGATGATCTACGGCATTTTCGGCCGGTTTTTCGTCAGCATCTTGATTCATGAATGCGTTGACCTGCGCCATCGGCTTTTCGGCTGGTACAGGGAGAACCATTTCTTGGCTCCAACATTCTTCGCAAGTTTCTCTTTGGATTTTGCTTCCACTGCAAAGATCAACAGGTACTGGAAGAATTTCATAATTACGCGGGCAACCAACAACTCCGCCTCCTGAAGTTTTTAAAGCTGCATTTGGATGGTTTTTCAGCACAAACTCACGTTGTGTCATTCCTTCACGTCCTCCGTCCTGTAATATCTGCACCCGCAGTCAACTGCCCCGCCGAAGAACTGGCTCGACGCATTGCAGCAGGTGAAATCATCCCATGCGTCGCATCCCACACACGATCTCTGTGTAGTAGTCGGCTCTTCACGCGCAGTTAATGGCGCTGTTCCTTTTCGTTCTGGCATTTTCCATTGTCCTTTCGTTCGAAATACTTACATCCGCAGTTGACGAAATCCGCACAATGTGGGCTGTCTCCGTTACAGCAGGCCCAATTAAACGATTCCCACCACTTGCAGCCTTCGCAGGTATCGTTCATTGTGCCTTCTCCTTGACGAAGTACCGCTTGTACCGCGTGGCATCTCCAAAGCGGTCTGTGGCCGTCTCCCAGACATCCTCAACCTCATAGCCAAGTCTGTGCTTCAAATCCCAAATCCGCGCGCCAAGACGCGTTGTGCCAAGTTCTCTGGTCGCTTCCAGCTGCGTGATAGATCCATGCTGTTTGCAGTAAGCGATAATTCTTTCGCAATCGTTCATGCTGTTCTCCTTTCTAAACGTCGACCCAGTTCCGGCAGAGCATGGCGAGCGAAACATAAGCGACGGCTTCGTCTCCAACCTCTACCCAAAATTTCCCGTACATGCTGACAATGCTGATCTCGTAGACTTTTCTGTGCTTCAGGCCGTGATATCCTGTTTTTCCGATGTATCGCATTCGGATTTTGCTGTATTTTTCGTTCATCATTTATCACTCCCTCTATTTTCAGCATACTCATGCCTCCAAATGATTTAGGTCATATGAAAAAACATCCATATGTTCTGCACATACGGATGTTTAAGGAGTATTCATAACTTTTTCTCTATTTTCGTGTCACAGGTGTTTGCTCAACGCCAGAAAAATTTTTTTGCATTGCATCCCATCGCACGTTTTTGGAATCAGATTACATCGAACAGGCACAGATTGTCGTTCTGCTGAGACTCGTCGAACTCCTTCAGGTAGCCGACCGCATCGCGGAAGTAGTCATTATTGAGCTCGATGGTGTAGCCACGTCTGCCGGCCTTGATGGCTTCCAGTGCAACGGTCCCGAGTCCGCCGAACGGGTCAAGCACCAAATCCCCCGGATTACTGTACCGGTTGATGAGCCTGTCAACGATATCTAGCTGAAGTGGGCAAACGTGGTTCTCTTTCCGTCTCTGGCTCTGCGTCGTGTTGAGCGTCCGCATTCGGTTGATATCGTCCCACACTTGGTCTGTCCAGCTTCCGGGCGCAACTACCATGAGCGTGGCCGGCAGATGCCCGTCCCTGTCAAGTTCTTTCGCCAGTTTTACATGCTCGTCGTAGCTGTACACTGAATCACGGCTGTATTTCCGATAAAGCGCCTGCAACTTTCCAGTGTCGGTATGCAGCAGTTCGTCTTTCGTAATCAGACGATTTCCGGAACTGCGCCAGAACCCGTGTGCATCGATCTGCCATTGAGCGCGTGTGTATTCGTCCTTCGTCTTGGATACGCGCTCATCCGCATATGCTTTGGAGCGGTCGGTTGGAAGCTTCCGGAATAGCAAGATGTACTCCGGGCAGCCGACGCCCATTTTTGTCCCGTCCTTGCACTGCTCAGACCATCCGAGCCGGTACGTCTGGTTGTTCTCTCGAACGACGTCCGTAACGACCGTAATCATGCCGAAGTACGCAAAACCGTGCTTCATGTAATGGCTGATACACATGGCATGAAACGGCTCCATCGTCGGCATACCGGTTCCGGTCGCGTTGCCGAAAAGAACGCGGTCTTTTACATGGCAGCAGAAGACACGTCCAGGTTTCAGCACGCGCAGAAGGTTCGGGGTCAGATAGTCCATCTGTTCAAAGAACTTTTGCGTATCTTCGTTGTGACCGAAGTCGTTATAGCTTGGTGTGTACTCATAGTGATTTGAAAACGGGATAGACGTGACAATCAGATCGACGCTGTTGTCCGACATCTTTGCTGTTTCCTCACAGCAGTCGTTGTTGACTGCAATCCAGTTTTCGCCTTTGATCTCCACTCTCTCAACTCCTATGCTTCTTTCCATTTCCTGTTTCATGCGTTCGCCTGATAGACCATATTTCTTGACAATATCTCGCATCTGCTCCTGCATGTAGTCGTGTTGCTTCCATTTCTTTTGAAGCACGTCCCAGATTGGAATCTCAGCCTCCGTGTAGATGATGTCTACAATGACCTTCTCCGTCTGTAAAAAGCGGTAGCAGCGGTGAATGGCCTGAATGAAGTCGTTGAACTCATAGTCGATCCCAACGAAAATCATTCTGTGGCAATGTCTCTGGAAATTGCATCCCTGTCCGGACAGCTCCTTCTTCGTCGCAAAGAGCCGGATTTTGCCGTCCGAGAAGTCAATCACGCGGCGCTCACGCTCGTCATAGTCCATCGTTCCGTAAATCTCTACGGCCTCTGGCATAACTCTGTGAATTTCGTGCCGCTCCGCTTCAAGATCGTGCCAGAGGATAAAGCTTGCGCTTGGGTCACTATCGACAATCTCTTTTGCTAAACGGACTCTTGCAGCTATTGTCTCACGTTTTTCGCGTGATGCCTCCTGAAGGTTTGTGGCAGAATCGTTCATCATCTTCACTTGACCATCCCGGTCCGTGATCTTTCCGAATTCGTCGTGAACAACATGCGTTCTGACTTCGAGTCCAGGAAGTTCATATCCCTCGTCAGAATATCCGAGGTCTGACGGTTTTCCAAGGAACAGCGCCCATGAACTGACCCACAGCCAGAATTCTTCTTCACGGTGTGGATAAAGGGTCAGGTTGTTGGACTTGGTGCTGTCCCGCTTGAAGAACCGTGTAAGGGCCTGTCCGGTGTCCATGACTTCGAGATATCCTGCATAGTGGATGATCTCTTTGTACTTGTTCGGTGCCGGAGTGGCCGTTGCTACCATCTTGTATTTGACACCCTTGAATTTTTGGAGGAACGTCTTATAGGTCTTGCTCCCAAACGAGCGCAGCACCGACGCTTCGTCAAGGCTCGTCGCCGCGAAGTACGCCGGGTCGATATCCCCGTCCCGGACGCGCTCATAGTTGGTAAGCATGATCTCCGCCCCAGCGTTCTCGCGTACCTCCTGCATCGTCCGTACATAAACCGGCTCTTCGTATCCCAGAATATTCACGGCGTCCCGTTTGAATTCCTGCCGCACGCCGAGTGGGAGCACGATCAGTGCCGGCTTTCCCTCATGCTTCGCCGCGTGATGGCAGAATTCCAGCTCCTGCGCGCTCTTTCCCAAACCGAAGCTTTCAAAGAGCGCCCGCCGGCCGCCGCGCAGCGCCCAACGTACTGCGTCTCTCTGGTGCGGTTTCAGCGCTTGATTGATATCTTCTTCCGGAACGGAAAAGCCGCTCACCGGAGCCGTCTCGATTTTTGATTTCAGAAATTCCAAGTATTTGCTGTTCATCTTGTCTCCTATACAAACACAGTGTCATCCAAGACTTGCGCATTGTCCGTGATTTTAACTGTCATATCGTCTGTCAGCGTAATAACGACTTCCGCCTTGGATGCTCCAAATGGAAGAAAGCCAGATTTATACTCTTTACAGACCATCCGTTTTCCGTCTTCCATTGTGAACTTATCCCCGCTTGAACCCTTGTACACGCAGTCTGGATTGCACGTTGCGAGCTTTGCGTATCTTCCGATAAATGTCGGGGACATCTCTGCATACTTCGGGAACTCTTTCACGAAGCGTTCATATTCCACTGGAAACAGTCTTTTGAATTGGTGCAGGAAATTCGGTACGGTTTCATCCGCATATCTCGTGATAATATCTCCGCACATATTTCGTGGGTTATAGCCAAGTATGCTATCCAGGTTTTCCGGTGTCAGAAGTGACTGTTCTACAAGCAGATGGTCATTTGTGAATATCGCCGTTGATGCGTTCAGTCGGCTTCCGTCCAATTTGAGGTCAACGTAAGGAAGATTCAGATACGCCATATCTCCAATGCGAATTACATACCAATAGGATGGATATCTGAGTTTACGATATTCTGGCGAATGCCGCGCTGCGTCTGTCACAGTGTCATAGCGTTTGCTCTGCTTTGTGCCGCCATCCACTTTTTCAACTCTGCCAAGTTCACACCGTCGGTTGAACGGTATGGTAACGTTCAGGCATTTTCCCTCGTGGTATGCGGAGCATTCCTGCGCGTGATCGCAGTAAATATATTCTGCCCGAAGCCGGTTCTTTCGTTTTCCTTCTCCATATAAAGCAACGTTTATGAGCGGCATTTATTGTCCTCCTTTTCCAAGAGAGCAGAACCCATCCTCCGGCATATTAAGGCCGGTCGCGTCACGAAAGCCGCACCTAACATATGTCCCACACCACGAAATTTCTGCCCGGCGGCCATCACAGTCCCTGCAGCGTGTAACCTGTACTGCGTCCACTGCCGGCAGTCGGCTGATCTCAGCAAATGCCGCAGCATAGTCTCCGGATGTCCGGCGCACGATTTCGAGCGCGTCTTCCCTGTAAATCAGCTGCTTGTCCATCATGCTTCACCGTCCTTGATTTCGGCCAGCCAAAAATCACGGCGACATTTTCTGCATTCTTCCTCGTCTCTCACAAGGCAGCAGAGAGCATCGTCGTCTTTATTGTGACATCTTTTATCTACGACGATCGGACAAATAGGGGACATCCCGTCAATTTCAATTCTCGCATTCGGGAACATCTTCAAAAACTCGCTCTGCCTCGTTTTAACAGGATGTTCTTTTGACCATTGCTCAACGATAGGAACCAAATCAATAGCCTTTGCACATAATGTTGCGCAATATGCAACTTTGTTTCCAGGGCAGTTCATGCACCTACTCATATAAAAATTGCACATCCTAGTTCGTTCTTTTAAAAATTCAACAGCATCCATATCTCCGTCCTCCAATTATGCTTCTTCGTCCTTGATTTCGGCCAACCAAAAATCACGGCGGCAATCAGGGCAGAATGTAACAGTTTTTGTGCATCGACCAGTAGTTTCATCGCGACACAATGGCTCAAGCTTATTAGGGCAAATCTCAAGAACGCCCTCATAAAGCCTAGCATCCGGCCACTGCTTCAAAAACTCACTCTGCCTCGTTTTAACAGGATGTTCTTTTGCCCACTTCTCGACCGCAGCAACACATTCCTCTGCGTTGTTGGTGAGATCGTTCATATGGCATCCGCGTCCAATATCGTCAAGTGGACAGCCTACACACGGTTTTCCCGTGATGTTGTTCTTAGAATCAAAAGAATCGCACATTCTCTCATATGCTTTGAAATACGCCACAGCATCCATTTTCTGTCCTCCTACATCCAGACCATATCGCATTTGTTGTCCACGCAGTCCTGCAAGATTGCCTTGAAGTCTCGGAACATTGCGCAGTCGCTTCGGCCGGCATAGCCGTAGCAGATGTTATCGTCGTAGTCCCCGATGACCTTCAGGATTTCCTTGCAGGCTCCGTAGCGGATTTTCCCATCGCAGTCGTCTTCAAGCAGAAAATTCACAACTTTCACCGGAATGTTGTTTTCCGTAATTAGCCTGATTGCTTCCGTGTCCCATTCCGTATAGAACTTCTTTTCCTCATCCGGTCGCATGAGAGGCAGCGCATCGTATAATTTCTTGTAGTGGCTGTAGAACGGCCCTCCCATGAGTTCGGACACTTTGTTCCGCAGCCGCATGAATCCGCTATACCCGAGGTCAATGTCCCGACCGGTTTTCTTGCATTTAATCGTTACGCCCATTTTCACGTTACTCCTTTGGATCTCCGTAGTTGCAGAACCCGTCTGGCACTGGATCATCTAGGCCGCGCCTATTCGCGCAGTACGGGTCATTTTCGTTGTTCCGGTGGAAATCTTTGCAGTCCTTGCACCGCGTTACCTTGACGGCATCAACGGTCGGCGCATTATCAATCGCATTATGAATAAGCCGGATTGCCGTGCCGCCAGTTACGCTCCATTGCTCATCTGATCGTTCATATGGCTTGACATGCTCAAGCACCCAATCTGCGTCAATCAGGCGCACTCTCGTCACCTCCGCCATCTGACTTCTTGACGCTGCCGGAATGGATCATCGTGAATATCGAAAAAAGCGCGATCCACCAATGTCCAAATCGTTCAGCCAGCCAGCACCAGTCCATAATATTGATGATGTTGTAAGTGAGGCAAGCTATCATTCGTTCACTCCGTCCTCCATTTTTGCACCGCAATGGCAGTACGGTTCTTTCTGCTTGCATGTTCTTTCGCATCGGTCGCACCTATACACCACATAATCGTGCAAAATAGGTTCGCCGACATCGTCATACTCAACAGGCAAAAGCGTCTGTCTCTTTTCTTCCAGCCACCGTCCATGCACCACCGGCGCAACGTCGGCGGCGGGCTGGCGGAGCAGGAGCGTTTTCACACGCTGAGGTGTCCAGTTCGGATTTTCCGCGTTGCAGGATTCAAAGTCTTTCAGCGCCTCAGTTCTGCTGATAAATTCTTCAGTCGCAACGTTTTCCATCGTCAAACTCCCTCCAAGTGTGATACAGTGCCCATGCCAGCGGGTCACGGATGAACGGCATCTTTTTTGCTTCCGCGTATTTCTTATCAAGGATGCTCATGGCCTTCTTCCACGCGCGATCTCCTATGTGCAGTTCGGCGGGGAAGTATATCCTTTCCAGTCTGTCGATGTCCCAGACGTGCACGCGAGCAGCCCCGCGCTCGTTAAAGAGCGCGTAGACGTCCTTGTCTTTGATGTAACCAATCATTTCAAAGTTCCTCCTCTGGTACCCCGAACATCTCTATGATCTTTTTCATGACCTCATCGATTTCCGGCTTGCCATCATTCAAATAACCTACAATGGAATAATTGGACGTTGGCTGGAGATTCCAGTTGTTCATTACTGCATAATCGGCAATATCCTTGAGCAGCGTGTTCAGGTCCTCCATTGTGGATAGGTATTTGGAATACGATTCGCGCACCGTTTGCAGTTTGTTCTTGACCGCTTCGAAAAGAACTTCATTTACAGATTTAGACATATGGTGTTCCTCCATTTGCAAGTATTTCTTTCATTCCATCCGGAAGAGCAAACGATCCAGGTATCAGATCGAGGATTTTCTTCCGTAGCAGCACTTCTGCCTCCCGCTTGGTCAACTGCTTCTCGCGCTGCTTAGGTGGCAGCTCCCCGTTCTTGGCCGCAATGGCAGTCGGGTTATGTTTGTGCTGGCCCATTCTATTTCTCCTTCATCAGTGGTGCGTCCTCAAATTCCATTTTTCGATTGCGGCCGGCCGTTCGTCTTTCACGACTTTCACTTCTCCATAGTCTGAAAATTCAACTTCTACCGTGTAATCGTTCTTTGGAGTTCCGACGCCGCACTTTGTGCAATGGATTCCAAACTGCCAGCCGCGCCGTGTTCCGAACTCAAAACTTGCTTTTCTGAAGAATTTTGCTTCACCTCCGCAGAACGGGCATGGTTTAAGGTTCGTCATTTCCATTCACTTCCTTTCTCGCTTTTACAATTTCCCGCCTGGAGCTGCGCCACATCATCAGGAGCATTTCCTGGAGCGGCCTTTTTCTGTCGATGCGGCGAACACGCTGCACCACTTTCAGAATGTACGGCAGGAATTTATAACCCAGTTTTTCGGGGCACAGAACGCCAACGCTGTATGGCAGTTCGTCCCGGACCTTTTCGTAGACTTCCAGCGGCATGACGTAGTAGTTGAAATCCCCGATCAGATTGTGACCGTTCTTCGAGTGGAAGTCTTCGACGGAGGATTTGATCTCGTAGCAGTACACATCGCCCTTCTCGATGCCGGACACGCTATTGTTGACCGGCTTGAACTGCATATAGTCCACGCGAATGGGAGAAACGCTGCCGTAGTCGAACGTGACTTCCTTGGCCCAATAGACGCGCGGGTCGTTCTTCGGGTCAATATGTTCTTCCAGCAGTTTCGAAAGCCACTTCGTCGTTTCTGGTCTGTTCATTGTTTGTCGGTGTCACCGGCCTTTCTTGCATTTCTTTTCGCCACGGCTCATATTTGGGCTGCGTAGTGTTTGAGGTATATGTCGATGCCGCAGCTTCGCAATGAGAACACTCCCCGTCGCAATATTCATATCCCGCGCCGCACGGGTGGAGCGCGTAATCACTTCTGAGATATGTCCGCATTTGCTGCCTCTCTTTCTATCCTTTCGCAGAGTTCATCTGCGATGTTAAGCCCGTACATCAGCTCTTCGAATCCGCATCCGGAACCATCACTGAGCACGTCGACATCAACTCCGTGACGTTCCAGCCACTCAGCCACCTTCCGGTTGAGTTCTGCAGCTTTGTAGGAATAGTGTGCAGTAAGCACCATCCACTCGTAGATATACTTTGGTATTTTCAATGCCATTAAGATCTACCATCCTTTTACTCGTTTCAGCTCGTGGTCTGCTTCCTCTCTTGTGAGGAATACAGTTTTGCCGATATTAAAAACGTCTTGCAGCAGGAAGGCGTCCGGCTCAATGTATGGCTCGCTTTTATCCGGATATGTTTCAAATGTCCACTTTATTCTCCACACTGTATCGCCCACCTTGCGCGGCAGGATGATGCACCGGCCTTCCTTCACAGAACGGACACCGTTTCACTTCATCCAATGTGACGCCGCCTCCTTTGCTTCCTCCTGACTAAGAAAAACAACGCTCCCGAAGTTGCTTAGTCTCTCATAGTCTCCGCCATGTCTTCCCTCCAGATAAACTGCATCCGCCATAACATGTAGCGGAATTACGGGCTCCGTGTCCGCAGCCCACACCGTATCGCCGATTTTGCACGGTCGGATGACAATTTGATGGTTTCTGTCTGCCTCAGCCAGCTCGCGGAGGCGATTTGGGATTTTTCCTTTGGCTCCATCCAGTGTCCCGACATAATACGCCATACTGCTTTTAATCGTCTCGTAGCACTCACAGCCAGTGGCGCTACTCTGCGCCATCGGCTCGCCGCATTGTCTGGAGCACGCCCAATAATGGATGCACTCTTCACAGGCTCTTTCAAGATTTTCTTTAGGTGGCATGTTTTATTCCTCCATTCCTTCAAGAACCATTTGTCCCGGCAGCACGCCGTCCTCCAGACTCCAGTGCAGGACGTCTTCGCCGGTCTGCCAATCGCACGGCAGGCCGCGGCTGCGGCGCTCCTCGATCATCCGGCCATAAGCCCGGATGTAGGCATCCCGGTATCCGGGGTAGCGCGCGAGCTGCACCTTCCGGTGCTTGCCCGCCATCGGGCAATTGATGCAGCCCACGCGATCTTCGCCGCAGGCGTAAAGCGGATTCATACAGATCTTTTCTGCTGCGCAGTAATCCCAGATGGATTCGGTCGGCCAATCGATAATCGGATTGACCGTTCGGGTCCCCTTGAGCTGGCAGTTTTCCATCAACATGCGGCTTTCGTCATTGTCGTTCATCAGCGTCAGCCGCTTTTCCTTATTCTTATGAAGCGCTTCCATAACGCCGCGGGATTTGCGCTTTTGCGACTCGGCCCACCGGACGCCGGTCGCGATCCACCTGCCACGTCCGCTGGTCTCTTTGAGCGCCGCGCAGCAGTAGCGCATAATGCGTGTCGGCGGCACCAGCTTCAGCGGGATTAGTCGCCACATGGTCATGTACGTCCCATCCGGCTGCTTGTGCTTATCGATATCGCACGGTACGCCCGCCAGCTCCAGCCTTCGGAATGTTTCCCGCACATGCCAGACGGTCTCCGGCGCATCAGCTGTCGTCAGCGAGTGCAGCACCTCATACGGGATTCCTGCCGCGCCCGCCAGATGCAGAAGAACGTCTGAATCCTTGCCTCCGGAATAAGTGATAACAAGCGGCTGCTTGTACAAGCGCAGGCTCATTTCTGACGCCATTCGTAGCCGCTCCATCGCTGTTTTCTCTAAGTCCATCAGTATCCCTCCAATTCAATCCGTATCATTGCGCTTCCGGAAACAGATCTGCTTCCCAAGCGCGAAAATGTCGGATTCGGCCACTTCATCCGACCAGCAGAATGGCAGGCCGAGTTCGTATGCCTTCATCGTTCCGAAGAAAGCACACTCCCGGCAATCTGCCCCAGGTACTTGCTTCAGCAATTCTGGAACCCTGTAGATCTCGACATCCCGGAGTTTTCCATCGATCATTAGTTTCTGCGTTTCATAGCGCTTTTTTATTCCATTCATGTTCCCTCTTCGATTGAAAGCTGATTCTGCCGGTAGCATTGGAATAGCGTCTGACCCTTATCGTTGAGCATATACGGAAGGAAGATCTCATCCATCTGCACCATCTCGGATTCCAGAATCGCCATCTGTGCAGCTACCCAGTCCTTCACGATGCGCCAAGCGACACGCTCGGCCTGATCGCGGTCGCATTTGACTTTCTGCTTTGTAAGTACATTCCACACTGCGTCGACGTTTGCTGGCAATTTGACTCCGCGCGGGCCATTCGGTGTATCAATCAGGAAGGACAGTGCTGTGATATGCCCGTCATTGTCGTAATCCTGCATGATTTTCTTCGCACCATGTTTGACGAGCTGCCCCTGAATCTCACCAAGCGTCGCAAACACATCGACCTTCGTCGTGTAATTCATGATGGGCATGGTTTAATCCTCCCCGGCCGCAATAGGAAGTGGCATCCAGTGGGTGACATAATATCCGGTGAGTGGAGCATCTTCGATTCCCAGAAGAGCATTGGCAAGGACTTCACTTTCTTTATCTCTTCCGATGTGCCATATCTTTTGTTCGGTGTCAAAAACTGCGGGCGAAACGAACTTCCTGTCATACGGTTCATCTGTGAATGGATTACTTACTGACTCCATGACAGTAACAGTGCAGCTCACCCACCCATATGCAGCTTTAGCCTTCGGAAGGTCGTCTTTGACACTGATCCACGCCGGCATGTGGTCCAGCAACTCGTTATATGCCGTTGTTAAGGCACCTAACGATTTGTCTAGTTCCGCATTATTAGCCGCAAGCGTCTCAATTTCATTGGCTGCAGCTACTGCCAGCGAGCCGCCATGCCGCCTCAGTTCCTGCAAAATCTCTTGTTGTGTCATTTTTCAGTTCCTTTCATCGACTGGTACAAGCCGCCATTCCCACCAGCCGTTTTGCTGGCTCCGCTTACGGCTCAGATAGTATTTTCTGGACAGTTCCCAAAGTTTGTGGATGCACTGTGACCCGTACTCTTCGCACGGAACATCACCGTCGCATTTCTGGTACTGTTCACAGTCTGGGCAAACGAACGTCTGGCAGACGTCGGAGCAGGCATCTCGGAAGTCATCTTCTGTGATTCCTTCATCCGGGTCGATGTAGTCCGTCAGCCACGAAGATAGTTCGTCACATTCTGCGTGGGTTAGGAAATCGTAGATGCTGCCTTCGCATAAGTAGGTTGCCGCCAGATACTGTTCGCCCTTTTTGATTTCGTAGCCGCATAGGTTGCAGCGATGTGGTTTACGTGCCGTGCGTGTCACTGTTTTCAGATGCTCTATGCTCATTTCTTCTTCTCCCATTCCCATCCGCCAAACATAGTCATTTGCTCCATGTCCGGTTCCTTTGTCTGCGCCGACCTACGTTTTTCTGCCGGCCTGTATTCCCGTTCTGGGTTAAGAACGTCTATCGAGCAAAATTCGAAGTGTGGGCAGTGGTTCAGCCGCGTTATCTGACGGTCAGTTCGAATTTCGTCTTTTGGCTCGCACCAAATCATGTCATCACCTTGAAGGTAAGCATTTACGCAGTAGCGGCAGTATTGCTTCAAGTATTCTCCTCTCGCATTTTAGGTCTCTCCAACGGTTTAAAAATTGTAGGTTGATGCGATTTACGCCCGTTTTCTGCACTCCACACACACCACATCACGTCCATAAGTGGTGCGCCTCCGTGTTCTTCCTTGAAGTAGAAGTTCGGCCTCCATGTAAGCGGCAGCACATAATCCGGTCGTACCTCTCGGAACAATCTCAGCCTTTTTGATGCGTGCCAATATTGTGATTTCAACAGCATGGCGAACGGATGAACAAGCTCGTTTGCGTGGCGAATAAACTGCTCCGAAATGGCAAACGGCGGATTTGTAATAATCCAGTCACACGGCAGCCATAGATCTGCGTTAGGTGGACCATCGGCTGCTAAGAAATCTGTACCTGTCATAATGTCAGATTCATAAACCGTATGCCCATGCGCAGAAATTTGCCTCGCCATATCACCTTCACCAGCTGCAGGGTCCCAAACACGGAAAAATGACGGAATATCTAGGAACCGTAAAAGTGCTTCTGTGACATCTGGTGGGGTAGGATAAAGATCTGTCGGGCGGCGCTCTCTTTCACCATTCCCACCGATCATCTGCGTCGCTCGTAAACTCTCCATAGCTACACCCCGTCACTTGAAAATGACCATTGCGGAGAAGAATTGTGACCAGCCGTATCCAGTTTTTGTAGCGCAGTGCTGATATTGGATTTCGACTTCCTCATTGTTGTAGCCCTCAAGCACTGCATTTAACTCCCTTGTAAGCTCCCTCGCATCGCTTGCAGTAAAAATTTCAACTCTCATTTCTTCTCCTTTTTGTTCAGCAGATAATCGGCGCGTAGCGCCCGCGCAAATCCGGTATCCAGGGACTTCCCGTTGTGTGTCGGTGTCTTATCCAGCGCCGAGCGGCAGAGCTCCAGACATCGCTCGCAGACTGCGTAACCGTATGCAGGAGGATTTTTGCCGCACTTCTTACAGAGTGAGACACCATCCATAAGGATTCTTGGTGTCGTGCCGTTGCGGTAGTGGGAAGCATTCGCGGCCCGGCGCTGCCTCGCTGCACATTCTGCGCATGTTCTGTAGCCAGGGCGCGGCTTTCGCTTTCCGCACAGCGTACACAAACCAGCAGCAGCACGTTTCTTTGCCGTCTCGGCCGCTTTGGCAGACTGTTTTGCAAGCCTTTCCTTCGACGGCCGGTAGTGGCTGGCGAATGAGTTGTTAATGCAGTCCGGATATGGACATGTGAAGCAGTCGCTCCGTTTACATTTCATCTATTTTCACCCTTGGTATCACGGCGACGCACTTCCCTAACGGGATGCCAACAGGTTCTTTACTCCATACAGGGAATCGCATAACGGTAAGTCCTCGGCAGATGGGTTCTGGCACCGCACATACATATGCCTGAATTTCGAGCCGTACTGTACCGTCTTCATTTTTGGACGTAGATACCCAGTCATTTGGAATGTCCCTATTCAGTTCAAATTCACACGTCGCTCCGGTCATGCGTCCGTTGAGCGAAGTCGCATCGGTGTTGGACTTTGAAAAGACAAGCTCCATGAATCGGGAAGCAGCATAGCGCTGCGGAAGAGTATCGCGCTGCGGAAGAATATCGCGGCAGTTTTGGACATCTGACCATGCGAAAATTCCAGTTTTGTCCGCAAATGCTATCCTGTTCATTTCGTTGCCCCTCCATCCCACAGGAGCGGTTTCCCTTCAGCATCGAACATCACGCAAGCGCCACCGTAATTGCTAATCAGATACATCACGTTTGTTTCGGTATCTACGTACACGGTAAGAGGGGACTTGTCGGCTTTGACGACCCGTTGAAATCGTTGCTGACTGTGCTCCACTACGGTTTCTGTTTTGGTGGCGTTCTTATCACATTCACCTGCCACCGCAAACGCAACCGAGACCACTAGCATTGCTATAATCAATATCACAAGCAGAGCGACTGTCCTTACGTAAATCTTCTCACTGAGTTTCATGCGGATTCCTCCTGATCGTAGATCGTGCCACACCGATGAAGCTCATTCTGGTCGTCCACCGTAAGATTCGTGGCGTACCGTCTGTCTTTGCAGTCCCGGACTGCAAATGAGGCATCTGCCGTGGTAAACTCAACGGAGTACAGATGATTTGGAACGCCTTCGACGCTCAAGATGTCACCCTCGAAGATTTTCTCGCCATTTCTGTCAACAAGCCCGATGTACTGTCCGACAGTTTCCGGAATGACCTCTACCGCCGTATTGAACGGTTCCCCGTTATCGATGAAGAATTTCCCCTGGCACGGACGGCCACTATTCTCTGCGCGCCCAATCAGATATCCATACACCCACTCGCCGCTTCCTACGGCTTTTCCACGAAACAGAATTTCTCTCAACTATGAATCCCCTCCTGTTAAATCATCCGACCTCTTCGCATTCGTCCATCCGGACGTTGACGCGCTTTCCATTTACGTTGATTACGTACCCAATCCTGTCTGGATTGCCCTGCCCTTTGTATCTCTCCGCCCGGTACTGCTTCCCAACAACCGGCCGGCACACCGGAAACAGGTCAATCACTTCCGTCACTTTTATGTCAACCATGTCATGAGGCAGTTTTCCGCGATTGTTCATGTCGTAGCTCTGACGCACGCGCCCATTCGCAATCCGCCATTTGGCCGCGCATGTATAAGAGCAGAAACTATGCGCCGCAGCTTTCTTACCGCGCTTCCTCGTAACAACCGTTCCACAGTAGTCGCACGCAAAGGTGATCTTAGCCATCTGTCTTGGCTCCTTTCTCAAGCCTGTCAATCATCTCGGCCGTACAATCGACGCCGCACATCAGCGTTCCGATCTCCCCCGTTGCTTCCAGCCCTCGCTCTTCAAACCAATCTTCAAGCTCCCATCTCAACTCATTCGCCCGCGCAGCCATGTCCGCAAGCTTATGCAGTTTATATCTGATTCCCAGCGGAATTTTCATCTACCCAGCTTCCTTTCCTGTGAAAAGATCTCAAACGACGTTCCCGTCTCGCCCACTTTGATTCGCCCCTTGCAGAAGATCCGCAGATATCCGCACGGCAAGCAATCAATCGACCACGCCGGCAGCGCCATCTTCCGATAATCGCACGGCCCGAACCATTCTCCATGGCCTCCAATTCCCTCCAGCTCCAGCGTCTCCGAGCACCCGGACAACCGCACGACCGGTTCATCCCCAATGCACCCCACAAAGTCCATCACGCCCCACCGGCTGAAGCAGTTATCGTCTCCATCGACCGGAATGATGACCAGACTATCGAACGCCGGACACTTACTATCGAATCTCTCACTGCGAGGGACCGCCTCGAAGTCTTCCTTCTTCATTTCTCGAATATCCATGCTATATTTCGCCTCCCTCTATTTTCAGCATACTCACCCCTCCAAACGATTTATGTCATACGGTTTTACTTCGAATAGTTTTAAAAACTCCACGTTTCACACGAAACGCCGAACTTATAGTGCAGCTTCGCCGAACCGCAGCCGCTACCCACCTGCTACCTATCTCAAATATTTTTTCTTACCGTCCGTAGGACACCTGCTTCGTTGCCGTAAGGCAACCGCGCAAATTTTTATTTTTGGGGTATGCCCCTATTCGATTCCAATTTTTTGCCCCAGGTTTGGAAAATACCCCCCTCCCCCTATGCTGCATGTAAAAAGAAAGCGCCGGCCGAAGCCGACGTCGTATGATCTTCATTATGTGTCCGTGCAGGAGCCAGCCCCATTCGGGGTTTTGAGCCAAGGCAGGGATTGCAGGGGCTTTTTCTATTGTTGAGCGGTTTTTCTTGGCTTGGGGTGTCGAGGTGTGGAACGCCTGGGCGGGAGGAAGTGCTATACCCTGTTCTGGAAATTGGGGCGCTCCTGGACTTGTAAAATGGGGGGTATCCTGCAAACCGTGGCGGGAATCCTGCATTTCTCGCCGGGTGTCGTTTCCTTTACTACCTGTAAAGGAAACGACAATGGGGTTATTTTGCAAGATTTCCGTCATAACTTGCAAGAATGCGCACTTTTGGCGTTCGTTTGCGTGATACGTCCGGCCCGGTGGGCTTGATTGTCGGGCAGGGGCTGACGCGAGAACCGGCAGGGGCTGAGGATTTGCCCGGGAGTTGTCGCCTGAACAGACGGACGCCGGGAACACTTTCCCCGCCCTTGTTGTGCTGGGCTGCTTGGAGTCCTTGCGGTAGAGTAGCCGCCCTGTTTGCATGGGCACGGCTGGGCTGGCTGGTGCTGGTTGGTGGTAGGCTGTGGCGGGCTGGTAGGTGGTGCAGGTGGTGGAGCTAGACTAAACTAGAGTGTACTATAGAACGCCTGGGCAAACAACGCACGCGCACGCATGACGCGCGGGCACGCATACGCGACGCGGGCGCACGCGCGCGCGTATATAATATAGAGTGGCGGCGGGAGTCTGTGCGGGGCTGTGGCGGGGTGATAGACAGGGCTGCGGGGCTCTGGTGACGTGCTAGGGGCTGCGCGTGCCCTGCGTAGGCGGTTAAGCCTGCGCAAGGTAGCGGGCGCGGATCTTATCGATTCGGCGCTGTATCGTGCTTTTGCTGGTGCCAAGGGCGGCGGCAATGGTGCGGACGGTGTGCCCGTCGGCCAGTGCGCGGACAATGCGCCGGTCGAGCTCGTCGACGGCTGCGGCCTCGATAGCGGCGCGGGTGATGGCTGAATCTTCGGGGCTGCTGATAGGGGCGGCGGTGACACTGGGCAGCATATCAACTATACTCTGCGCGTTGTCGTCGCCATCGTTGTTGTATCTGTTGTCGGGAATTTGGCAGCAATTGGACGCGTGGCGGTACTCGCTGCGGGCGATGACGTGCGCGGCCTGTGTGCAAGCGGCGTACAGGATATGGGACAGCGGGCGCGGCTCGTCGCTCTGCTCGTTGCGGGTGAGGGCAGGGGCGACGCGGGGCCATGCGTCAGCGGCGACGGTCTGCGCGTCGTCCGGGCATTTGATCCACGCGGTATCTGCTGCGCGGCCGGTGGCCTCGGCGCGGTGCTTGACGGTCCACGCCATGCGGATTAGGGCGGTAAACTGGGCCTCTCCGTCCATGGCTTCCCACTCGCGGCGGGCGCTCTGGGCGGCTTGGGCGGCTCTGTGCGCCTCTTTCAGGCAGACGGCAAACTGGGCGCGGCTGCGCGTCTCCGGGAACTCCGCGACGGTGGCGCGGTACAGGCTCCACGCCTGCCGCATGATCTGTGATTTACTCATGGTTATAGTCTCCTTTATCCGATTTATTTGATGGGGGCGGGGCCGTCAAACGTCAGCTGCACGCGGTCGCCGCTGCGGTAGTCTCCGGCGTCGGTGTACCATGTCCAGCACTCGCCGCGCGTGTCCTTGCCGGTCACTGCGTCCGTGTCGGCGCTCATGCGCTCCACTGCTACGATCTGGGCCGGTGTGGTGTCCGTTGTCGGTTGTCCCTGCTTGGGGCTTGTGCAGGCGGTCAGGGCGGCCAGAAGGGCCGCCGCGCCTGTGATGATCTGTATCCGCTTCATGTTTTGCTCTCCTCTCCGACGGTGAACTCTCCGGCCCATGCGCGGATGATTGATCCGGCCTCGGTCACGGCGGTGATCCAGCCGCTGACGTTCGCGGCCTTGCGGCAGCGGATGACTTGCCCGCGTCCGGCGTTGTAGTCGATTCGCAGGCCCTCGGCGGCTGCGGCGCGGATCTCGGCGGGCGTGTGCCACTGCGGGCGGTCGGTGGGACTAATGTTAATCTTCATGTTGTAGGCTCCTTTCAGTTCTCGGTGAAGTACCGGCGCAAGGTGGAATCTTCCGGGTTTTCTGAATCCATCCACGCATTAAACGCGCTGGGGTTACGCTTTTCAAGTTCGTCCATGATCCATCCGCGCGTGATCGCGGTTTCCGGTGATGTGCTGAGGGATTCCGTTGTTTCCCACGCTTTTAAAAGCTGCTCGTTCGTCAGTTTGGCGATGATTGCCGGGGCTGGTGCGGTTTCGTGTTTCACTGTTCAAACTCCTTTCTGGTTGTCCCGGCGGCGGTTGCCGCCGGGGTGTTCGGTGATTAAATGATGTACAGTGTGCCGTTGATTTCCACGCTGACGGCCTCTTGGGCCATATCCTGCTTGATCTGCTGGGCCAGCTTCAGCACGTCGGGCAGGTACTCGCGGAGCTGTTCGGCGGTGCAGGCGGCGTAAACGATTGTCACGGCCTCGCGGACCAGCCCGGCGGTATCGCTCAGCCAGTAGCCCGCGCTCTGCTGGGCCGTCGCGCCGCCGAACATCTCGCAGAAACGGCTTGCGACGCGTTCAACCTGCGCGGCGTTGTCGGTGGCGGTGGCGGGTCCCTGCGTGCCGGGAACGTACAGGGCGACGCGCTGCGGGAGCGCCACGGCTCCGGCCTGCTTCATAATCTCGGCGGTGTCCTGCGCTTCCTGCGCGGGTGCTTCCTGCTCCTGCGGCGCGGGCGGCGCGTACTTGCTCATAGCCTGCGCAAGCTGGTTGATGTGCGCGGGGTGGATTTCTGCGGGCTGGTAGATGCTCTTTGCTTCCAGCTCGTCACGGGTCGCGGCGGTCTCGATGGTGGCGGCCCACTCGCGGGAGCTGGGCCAGATTCTGCCGTCCCACTCGCCGACGGTGTTCACGATTTCAGCGATTGCTTCGCGGGCGGTATCGTATCCGATCTGCTCCACGATAGCGGCGACGGTCTCGGCGGGGGTCCGGTCTCTGGTTTCGCGGTAGATGTTTACCACGGTTTTGATGTTCGCGCGGGTGGTCTTGATCTGCTCGCGGCGGGCGGTGATCTCGGTTGCATTCATTTTCATATTGGTTTCTCCTTTCCCTTGCGGGGCGTTCGTTGTTTCATTTGATGGCTTGATTATAGTATAGGTTCAACCGTATGTCAAATTGGTTAAAAAGTTATGTTTAACCGTATCATTGTATAAGTTTAACCGTATTCATGTGTGAAATGTTAGGATTTCTCCGTTTTTTGGTCAACCGTATGTAAAAGTCACGATTTTATGAAAAAATCGCTAAAAATTAACCGTATATTTTGTGCATTCTGCCGATGGTACAAAACAGCCCGCGCCGGTAGAATAAAAGGCAAGAAGCAAACGAAAGCGAGGTACATTAAATGCCGATTGCAAAGAATCCTAACGGGGCCCGGACCGACGCCGAGCGCCGCGCTCAAAACAAGTGGGATCAGGCGAACCGCGTGACGCTGGGCGTGCGCGTGGGCAAGGCGGACGGCGAGGCGTTCCGGGCGTGGTGCGCGGCGCGTGGTATCACAGTTAACGCGGCGCTCTCGGCCTATGTTGCGGAGTGCCTGCGGGAAGGCGCGGACGGCGGCGCGGCTCCTGCGGCCGAGATCGTCCAGGCGGCGCAGCCGGTAGCAGAGGCGCAGCCGGGGCAGGTGCTCGACGGGGCCGCGCTGGAGTCGGCCAAGGTGGCAGCGGCGGCAGCCGGTGAGACTTTGCCCGCATTTGTGGCGCGGGCCGTCCGGCAGGCGGCGGACGCGGACGCGCGGGAGCGCCTGCTTGCGGTAGCGTGTAAAAATGCAAGTTTGCCGTCGTCAGCAGACGCAAGCGCGGCGGCTGAATCTTGCGAGACTTCCGCGTATGATGTCGTGGACTGGGCCGCACGCACGGACCACCTGCGCGCGCTGCGAGAATCCGCCCGCGCGTCCGCTGGAATTCCAAGCTCTGAACAGACGGTTCCCGGAAATTCTGGGGACCTACCATCTGAACAGGAAGGCCAGAAAACTCTGGGAGACTGACGGCCTGAACAGGGACGCCGGAAAACTCCGGGCCAGATTGACGGACACCGAAAAACTGAACAGAACGTCCGGAAAACTTCGGGGTATAGCAGCGCTTGGCGAAAGCCGGGCGCTGCTTTTTCTTTTGCGTTCTCCGAAAATTTTTTGCCGATGGCCGGGACAAATCAAAATTTCGCGTAGATATAAAGATAGAAAGAGCCGCGCACGAAGCGCGGCCAATGAAAAGGAGCGAACAAAATGATTATTGATTTGATTCTCGACCGAGTAAACGGCAAGCCCTACGTCCCCGCCGACTTCTACCGCAGCGTTGCGGAGTATGGGACGGTCTTCCCGGAGATCGTCTTCCCCATCACGGCGGCGCTCGACGGCGGCGCAGAAGCCGACGTGCAGCGCGTCCTCTGTGAGTACATCGAGAGAAACGACTACAACCCGGAGCTGTGCGGCTACGTCCGCAGCGTGAAGTGGCTGGAGCCTGACACGCTACCGTTGAATCCGATCTGCATTGACTGCAAGGTGCGCGGCGTGACTTGCGACGGTACGACTTGCCAAGCGTGGACGGGCTGCATCTACCACGAATCAAATTGAGGCAAGCAAAGACGGCGCGGCGGGGTTCTCCCCTGCTACGCTGTTTTTTGTGCCTGCATATGTGTGTATAAATATGCAAATCCGCATAAACGGGTAAAAATCAGCGTGAAACAGTAAGCAACCCGAACCAAGCGAACCAGATGAACCAGAAAAACCAAGGGAAATATTGAACCGGACAAAACCAAGAAAACTGATGGAATCAGGAATCGGGAAAAACCAAAAAAACTAGCTGAATACCGAAACCAGCTAAACCGAGAAAACTAGAGACTTCCGGAGTTGAAAATTTTTCTGAAAGTTCTGGGACATTCCAGAAAAACCGGTAGAATTAAAGATAGAAAGAGTTCGTTGAAAAGGAGCGTTCACCATGGCAAAGGCGAAAAGTCGCGAGATCCCCTATCGGGTTTACAAGAAAATGTTCTCTGACTGCAACGCATATGACTACCAGAACGGCAAAATCACGGTTGACTTCCCTGTCGACTATCTGGAATCGAAGATGTACATACCGGACGGCTGGTACTCTGGTGCAAATTATGTTTCTAAACGGATTGGGCGCACAACCGCAGGCCGTGAGGTTTGGGTAGAGATCGCGGAGCATTCGGACGGCGGCTGCAAGTATTACGACGCCGTTGTGACGGTCGGGAACACGTTCTTTGGCGGTTCTATGCGGACACGGGACTTTATACGTTCGTTTGACGCCGCCATCGCGTGGGCAGTTGAAACAGCCGAAAGTTTTTTGAAATAAGCGCACACAATTACAGCGCCGGATGAAATTCCGGCGTTTTTTCTTTATCCAGTGCGGGACAAACGCCGATTTCCGGTAGAGGTAAAGGTAGAATATCAAAACTAATTTTGGAGGTATGAATATGAATAAACTGTATTTTGTGGAAACGAACGGCGGCTTCATGACAGTCGCAACAAGCGACGACGGACGCGCCTGCTACATGTGGCAGGACGGACGGGAGCAGAATTACCCGACGCAAAATCCCGTGTGGAACGAATCCGTCAGAACCGAGCGGGAGCAGATCGCGCTTGCGTGGCTTCGTAGCATTGCGGATGTGAACACGTTTGACGGTCTTTATGCCAACTCCGACGTGATAGAAAGCGGATACGTCGGAGTTTATACCGTGCAGGAGTTCCGGGAGGATCTCAAAAAAACCGGGGACAGAATCATTGCAAGCATCGAATTTTAAGAAAATATCCGGGGGACGCGAAAAATCCCCCGGATATTTTCTTGCCCGTCAGCGGGACAACCGCAAAAAACCGGTAGAACTAAAGATAGAAAGAAAAAACGGAGGTACTTACTCATGACTAACGCAGCAATCATTCTTGACGAATCTATCCGCCTGATGAACGACGGCATTCTCAAAGGCACGGGCCGCTTCCTCGATGTTGTGAACGAAGACGGCAGCACCTCGAAGCTTGAACTTCCCGAAGAGATCCATACCTTCAACGCCTGGAAGCAGCGTGGGTTCATCGTCCGCAAGGGCGAGCACGCCGTCGCGTCCTTCCCCATTTGGAAGTACATTAACGGCAAGCGCAAAGAAGCCGAAGAACCGCTGGATGGCGACGACGAGGCGCGCGGCTACTGCCGACTGAAGCTTTCCCATTTCTTCACGGCGGCGCAGGTGCAGCCGCTGACCGCATGAGTCGATCTGCTGAAACGCTGGGCGAAATTCGCCCGGCGTTTTTCTGTTTTTCGCCTCTGCTGAATCAATTTCTTGCCTACCATAAAAGCAGAAAATTTCTTGATTTTCTGGGACAAATCCGTTTTTCCGGTAGAAGTATAAGTGTAAAGAAAAAACAAAAAACGGAGGCGCAAAAATGAAACACTATTACAAATCCAGCGGCCTGCAGATGTTCCTTACCGGCGCGGCCATCGCCGTCATGTTCATCATTATCCTGTGCGCTGACTCGCTCATCGAGTTCATTCTGTGAGGGGGGGGCGGCATCTTGCAATTCATTGCGAACTACGACGCAAAAAACGTCTTCGGCTGTTTTGAGAACGTCGAGCAGCACGCCCTTGCATTTTCCGAAGAAACCGCCTCGAAACTGTTTGATTCAGGCATGAAGATCTTCCGGGGCGACGCAAGCACATTGAACGCCCTAAAGATCTGTTTCACTGGTAGCTTGACGGTCTGCATATACCGCGAAATCGCAGACATGGACAACGGCGTTTTTCGCGTCCGCGTCTGGGACAGGCCGAACAGCTACGACGAAAAAACCATGAGCAGGCAAGCGCTCAAAAAAATGGTGCTTTTCAAAATTTCGCAGGAATTTGCAGAGCCTGCCGAGCAGTCGGCGTAACCAGAACAGGAGGAAAAACAATGTTATACAGCGAGATTATCCGTAGCATCGACGAAATTTTAAGTTATTTCAAATTTCACAACAAGAACCTGACAAATACGCAAATTGAAAAACTGTATGAACTGCAAGATCTGATTCACGAACTTCGCATCACGCAGGAGAGAAATAAATGAAACGAAACCAGTACCGCAAAACCTTTGAATTTTTCAGCACAGAACAGCAAGCCGCCGCATTTGTGGCGGCTTGCAAAAAGCAGCGCCGCAAGGCGCACATGACGCCGTGGCAGTCCGCCGACGGCAGAGAAAATAAGTTCATCGTATGGTACTACATTTGATGGAGGAAAAATCATGCAAGTTTTCGTAGTGGTTCACCATTGGGATACGCCAGACAATGAGGGCGTGGAAGTCCTGGGCGTTTTTGAAAAGATCGAGAAAGCCCGCGCGCAGATCGTGGCCGGAGCTGGAGCCATCCGCGCAGAGTACGACGAAGATTTCTGGGACGAGGATATGTCGTGGGACGAACCCATGAGCATTCACCTCGGCCGGTGTGGACGCGACTATCTGGAACAGTCCACGGTCTACAGTTGGGAAATCTCCGAGCAGGAAGTCGAATAAAAAAATACCGGCGCAGCGGTACAAATGTCGCTGTGCCGGTAGATATATAGGTGTAAAGAAAACCAAGAAAACAGGAGGTTCACAAAATGAAAACCGCTGGATACTGGCCTTGCAGAAACGAGATCATCGCCGCGCACCTGTCCACCCCGCACAAATACGAGCCGTTCACGGAGCTTTTCGACGTGGACCAGCTCGACGCCATCCGCGACAAATACGGCGTGGACCTTTACCGCGAGTGCTACGCCGACGCGCTGCACGAAGTCATGGAAGCCGCCAACATCACAACATATCTCCGCGCCCTGGGCGTTGAGTGCAAGCCGATCTTCACCCCGGACGACTGCCACGTGAACTTTATCGCCGTGTTTTCCCTCGGCAACACGACCGCCCAACGCATCAACGAGATCGCCAGCAGAGCCGATCTTTGCGTTCTGTTCCAATGTCCAGTCCACTAACAAAAAACACAAAAATGAATGCAAGCGGGACAAAACGTACCTTCCATGTAGCAATAAAAGTGTAGAGAAAACCAAGAAAAACAGGAGGTTTCATACAATGACGCAACTCGAAATTTTCCAGAAAATCGCCGACGCTGTGAACGCAGCAGCCGGTTCCAAGAATCCCAAAATGACCATCGTAACCGAAAGTGAGTTCGGCGGTGTGTACTTTTTGCACATCAACGCACATTCCGCAGATATCAAGCCTTATGCGCAGTACAAAGACGCGCTAACGATCTACTTCAAAAAGCGCGGTGGCCGCTCAGTCTATGGAATGCGCTTCTATGGTACAAAGCCCGTGGCAATCTTCTCCGGGTGGCAAGAGACAACATGGGAGCAGCCCAGAAGCTTCCTTTGCTTTGACAAGAATATGTTCTACGGTCTGGTCGATGGCTTCCCGAAGGAACAGAAGATTTCCGAAGAATCAGAGCGCGTTCACCTGCCCGAGATTCAGCAGAAGGGTAAGGTCTACAAGGTTGTCAGCATGAACCCGGATGACCCGCAGCCGCGCATGATTGTCGAAATGTATGAAACTGCCGAACACTTAAAAAAAGCATTTGAGACTTCCGGTGAGTTCCGCAGCGTATCGTGCCGGGCAGAATTGCAGGGCGCGCCGAAGCTCAAGAACTTCTGCGGGCCGATGTACGATGGGGAGGACGATCAGGGCCGCGCTGTTATCCGGTACGAGTCGCAGGAAGTCTACGATATTTTGAGCCTCTAGGTTTTTTACGTAGGCTGGGACAAAACCGCTTTCCCCTGTAGATACATAAGTGTAAGCAAACGGCATTCCCGCCCCGGAGGTCACGAGGGCAAGGAGGAGAACGCATGGTAACAACTTACGCCGAATGGAAGAGAGCTATTCTGAAAGAACAGGCCAAGCTCAGTGATGTGAGCGAATATCTCAATGCTTCTGGGAAAGAACGGATCTGCGTATTCGATACGCTTGGAAACCTCTCAGATTTCTGTGCCACGCCGGAAGAACTGCTCGACTGGATTGAAACAAAGGAAAATCTTGATGCGGAAGAAATTGAACATCTCGAAAGCAATCATGCGTCTGCTGCGTTGAACGCTCTTCGCAAAATTGTAAGGCAGTAACAAGTTCCCGCCCCGGAGGTCACGAGGGCAAGGAGGGACATCAAATGAATCACATCGATAAAATCGGCCGACGGTACACCGAAGTCGTGGCCGAGTGGATAGCCAAGGGCTATATCATCGATCTTGCTTTCGCACGAAGCGGAGGTGAGATCAGCAAGCTCGACATGACGAACGGCGCGGAGTTTGTTCAGATCATGGTCGATAGATTTGAAGAGTGGGAAACCAATCTTACCGGCGTTGAGATCGTCGTCAGTAAAAGAGCGGACGCCAACAGCCCCTTTAAGACCGCATACGTGGAGCGGTTTTACCGGGTGGGAGAAAGCCGGCGAACCGGTGTTTACTTTGGCAGCGCTGAGGAAGCCACGGCTGCAACCATTATCAGGCGGAAACGTGCTTTGGCCAGAGACTGCGACATCGAAGAGAAGGATATGACCGCCCAAGCAATGGATATTGCGAAGAGAATTATTCGCCGGAAGTTCGGTGTCACTCGCCGGATCACGGAAGCATACGTGAAGGTCACAAGATACGCAAACCGCTACTTTGTCATCTATCGAGATCGTACCTATCGGCTGAAATAAAACAAACCAAGGAGGAGAACATGAAGGACTATCCGTACATTCGCGCATATGGGTTATTGCTTGGCTCGTTCCAGTCTTATATCGACAGTGAGGTTGAAAAAGCCAGACGGACCAACGCACCGCAGACCGCAGTTTCTCAGTATCAGGATGGAAGTTGGGCAACTTTCGAAGATATCACGTTTAGTGATACACGCGATAGGATTGCGTCCATTGTCGCGGAGATGCAGAAGGAAAATGCAGGCGAAATGCCGCCTCAGAACTGCGAAGGAACGCCGCTTTCCAACGATAAAAAAACGAAAATTCACATCAGCTACTTGGGATACTACGCCAGCAAACTGAGCGAAATCGCAGACAGTCTATCCGACTCGCAGAAAAAATACGATGTTACCGCTGACCGCGATCAAGTAGAACAGATGAAACGTCAGTTGGAGCGGCTGCAGGCCGTGTTAAACACGCTTCCGCTTGCGTGAAAAACCATGCCTGACCTACCGGGCATACGGGGAGAAAGGTTTTACCATGAAAAAAATTATCGCTTTGTTTCTTACCGTTATTACTGCCGCCGCCGTCCTCTGTGCAGCACATAAGCCGTTCACCACATACGCGCACACTGCGCTTATCACGGCGCTGGACTATGATACCGATACCGTAACCGTCACCGACTACTCCGGTCTAACGTGGACGTTCTCCGGCTGCGAGGACTACTGCGTCGACGATCTGGTTTCCCTCACCATGTCAGACAACGGAACCAAGGAAACTGTACTGGACGATGAAATCCTGTCCGCCACCTATGCAGGGTATCTCCCCTACTGGTACTTATACGGCGGTGACGGATATGCTGCGTTCCATGGAATTGAGAAGGCGGGAAAGTGATGGAGATATAGATATTCCGGACGGCATAGAGAAAATCGCAGGGGGAGCAAACGTTTCCCTGTTTTTTTCTTTTTCTGCGGGACATTTTCTTTTCTCACAGTAGATATATAAGTGTAAATAAAAAGCCGCCCAGAGGGCACGAGGGCAGAAAGGACATAACATGGAAAGTCGCATCAGGATTAAGGCAACAATGCCGGAGATGTACACTTTTTTCAAGGAAGAAACAGGTGTGCGATTTATGGAAATCCACGATATGCGGTATTCGTCAGATGAAATCGATCACATGCAGGCAGCCGAACGCAGCAAAACCGTATTCGAATGGCGTGTAATTCTTCGGCATCCCGGAGAAAAAACGGCACTCCGCGGTACATTTACGATTCCCGGCATAACGAAGAAACTTGGAAAGTTGAAAGCGGAGTGCAAAGTTTTTTGATACTGCATCCGATGAACGATTGCGGAGAACTACTCGCTCTTTTCTTTTTTATATTTCTCGGGACAAATTTAGATTTTCAGTAGATATAAAACCAAGAGGACAAAACACTACAGAACATGGAGGAAATCAAAATGTATTACATCATCAACCGCGAGACAGATAAGCTTGAACTTCACTTTTCGAAGGAAGAGTATCAGGCCATGCCGGACGAAACGAAGTCCACGATCAGAAGCAACTTCCTTTTCTCCCGTCGTGGCGGCTGCTGGGTAAGCCGTGCAAAGCGTCCGCACCTTTCCTATGTTGAGCGCATAGCAAAAGACCTTGGTGCGGAGTATCAGGGCAAGACCGGCGAAGAACTGACCTTCGAAGAAAAGATGGAGCGGCAGGCAGACCGCGCAGCGGCCAGAGCGGAGCGCATGGACGCACGATCTGACGCAGCTGCGCAGCGCGGCGAAGCCCTGCAGAAGCCCGTCGAGAATATGCGCGGCGATATCGCGTTCTTCACGCAGCCGAACATCAACACGTCCGCAGGCCGCGCGTTCACCCGGCAGCGCGAGCGCATGTTTGCCGCGTTCGACCGTGGATTCGAAGAGTTCAAAAAATCAGAGTATTACGCCCAGCGGGCAGAAATCGCACGCAGAACAGCAAATCTGGAAAATTCCAAGGATAAGGCATTCTGCGACCGCCGCGTGAAAGATGCACAGAAGAACATCAAGGCCATCCAGAAGAATCTCGACCACTACCATGCCATGCTGGAATGCGACGGAATGGGAGAACAGCAGAAGCGCTTCGATGGTACGCCTATCGAGCGTGCAGAGATCGAGCGCTGGATTGAAGACGCAGAAGAACGTCTGGAATCCGAGATTTCCCGCCTCTGCTATTATCAGTCCTGCATCGACGAGCTGGGCGGCGTGCAGTTCAGCAAAGAGAACATCAAACCGGGCTATGTCGTGAAGATCAAGCATTACAACGACTGCACCGTCCTGCGAACCGGCCCGAAAAACATTATCTATCGCACCCCGAACGGGTTCAATCTGACTGCCGCCTACGCTGAGATTTTGGAGATCGTCAAAGCCGAGGAAGAGGTAAAGCCGACGCACCCGTTCAAGGTCGGCGAGGAATTCACCGTCAGCACCCTTCAGGCCGGTGCATGGGTTCCGGACACGTGGGAGGTCATCAAAGCCACGGCTGCAACCGTCACGTTGAAAAACCAGGCTACCGGTAAGACCCTCAACAAAAAGCCGCGAATCGGTTGGACGAGCAGTGGAGAGAAATGGAAGATTTCAGTCGGTGAATACTCCACAGACATCTGCAAGGACATTGAAAAGTAAAAATATCTACCGGAGGCGGGACAAAGTTCCCGCTTCCGGTAGATACAAAAGCAGAACAGGAAAACCAAGAAAACTGGGAGGTACATAAAATGGGCTGGACTTGGCAGTATGCGAAATTCTACGATAGAAAGGGCAACATCGACCGCAAAGCAGAGTGCGACGATCTGTACACATGGAACAATGAAGAAACCGGGGACAAATGCCGCGTTCTGAAATCCGCAATGGCGGGCGCGACGTGGTATGGTGCTTGTGAGAGAAGCAGACCCGGACAGGAACCCTACGTTTTCGCTGGCGTGTGCCTGACGAGCGTAGACAGCCGCGAATACTACAACTTTGGTTACAAGGACATGGATGAATCCATGGGGCCGTGTGAACGTGAGTGCCCGGTCTCCATCCTGAAACTGCTTTCCGCACGCGATGACAAATGGGCGATTGAGTGGCGTGCAGCCTGCCGGGAGAACGCAGCGAAAAAGTCGGCTGCCAAGAAAGACCCGAACAGTCTGCAGAATCTCCCGCTCGGTGCAAAGATCACAGTGCAGAAACGTGGTCAAAACATCGTGCTCGAAAAAGGAAGAATCAGCAACCACAAGAATCCGGTATGGATCTCGCGGACCGAGAATGTGTACTATCCCCTGTCCCACATCAAGCGGTACGGCTACACACTCTGCAATCCAGCCTAAATTTCCAAGTCATGTAGAAATTTCAGAATCCACATGTTAGAATGGGATGAGATTGGGGGGATGCCGATGTTCTATAAAGCCGGCGAGTACCGGATAAACCAAGAAAACGAATTTATTTCCGCCTCGACTGGATTGCCGCTGAAACCAGGCGATCTGGTGGCGCTGGAGGCTTTCTGTGACGCGAATGATATTTCGCCGATAAAATCCTACAAAAAGGAAATAGTTTCACAGAACCGCGAGGTAGTCGTTGTGAACGGCGTGAAGAAACTGTACAAGTCTGCCGTCGTGCGGATTTGAATCAACTTCGTGAGGTCACGAAATAGATTGCAAGCAGGTTGCAAGTTGGTTGCAACATTCCAAGCGGTAATAGGAAAATAGCACGCGAAACGCACGGAAAACACACGAAAAACACACGCAAGTTGTAAGCAAGTTATACGCAAGTTACCATTTCCGCGAGGTCACGAAAATGGTTGAGAACCAAGAAAACCAGAGCCATCCACGTTCGGACGGTTCTGGTTTTTTGTTTGGAAATGCGGGACAAATACAGATCTTGCGTAGAAATACAAATAGAAATGTGTCACTTAAAAAAACTGTACAGTATCTCCTTATCCGAGTTGTCTCGTTTAACCTCAACATGGATTACTCTTGGTTGAATCGAGGTAACTATTACGCGATATGTCATACCGACATCCAGCTTCGGAGCATACACGGCAGTCCAATCTCCCGAAACATGGCCGACCGGCTCCCCAGCTTTCGTCTTTACAAGTATTGCATTCTTGTCAAAACTGTTGTTCGGTTCGCGTTCGAAAAAGAGTGTATCTCCGGTTGATAGCCTGTGCAGTGTCTCTTTGTTTGCACTGAATTTCATTCCTACAATGCTGACATCTTCGGATTCTATTTTTGTCTTGATATTATCCTCCCATTCCGGTATCTGCCGCGCATATCTAAGTCGCAAGGACTCGTACATGTCATAATCGATTGGCAGGATTGTGAATTCCGGGTGGTTTTTCTGCATGGCCGCCACTTTGTTTCTACTATCTGCATCCCAAAATCCCTTCACTTCAACAATGATATTATTTGGCAAAAAGAAATCGGGAACGTAGTATATATCATCGCCCATCGCATAGTATTCTCTCTCATAGTCGTAATGAATCCCAATTTTTCTGAAAATTCTAGCGACGTTTGCTTCCCAAGAGCTACGAACCATATGGTCGAGGTCCAACCGAAAACCTGATTTATACCGTGGTGCTTCTTCATTCCCATATCGCGCAGGAGCTGGTTTTATTACGCCACGTTCATCCACGACCTTGATAAATGGCACCCCGTTTTTTGTTAAAATCGTCGATGCTGTTTTCTTTGGAAACTCCGGACATGCGTATTTGCGGGAAAAGCAGTCAGTTTCAACCTGCAGGAGATATGCCCAATTCTCCATTCCTGGGACGGGAAGAATCTCAGGCAGCTCTTCAAAATACTTCTTCAAGACAGCATTCACTACGCCCAAGAGTTCTTTCCGAAAACAAACATAATTATAGACTTTTGTTAAGTCGGTGATATAGGCAATAATATCTTTACTTTCCCATTCCGGTGATCCCCAAATCGTCCCCTTCACCGATAGTTCAAATTCATCATGTTCCTTTCTGTATGCGCGGAAAATCTCTCGGTATTCATCGAAAAACCAATCGTCTTTTTCGCCTCTTCGTTGTATGTCAACATATCGGATAATTGCCATCTCGTCTGCATTTTGAACCACGTTCAAACACTTCACACCTTTTCTATCCAGCAGATCAAGATACTTTTCAAGCAGTTCATTCGGGACACGCTCTGTGTGCTCCCAGATATAATATTGCGCAGTTTTCAGCCCATAACTTGATTCAATACAGCGCGCCAGTGCTTCACCAATACTTTTTCTATCTTCCATAATACTTTCGTCTCCTTGGTGTTATAAGGGTGTTGACAAGTTGATAAAATGGTGATATTATATTTTCGAAAGGAGGACAGATAATGCCGAAGCCAAAAGACAATACAGAACGGGTCAATGTATTCTTTACCCCGGAAGTTCTGAGCAAAATTAAAGAAGAAGCTCAGAAACGAGGTATGACCGTCAGCGGATTTATTCGATACGCTATCCTAGAATATTTGAAATCCAGTTCTGAAAAATAAAATACCGCCGCGCTGGCAATCTTGGCGGGTCGCAGCGCAACGGTACGGACGAAATTAACGCGACTTCACGCGCAATCTCTGTATTTATTTATACATGAATTGTCCGCGGAAGTCAAGTCTTCGGCGGGATTTTTGCGTCCATTTTTAGGAATTTCAGAATAGTTCCAAGAACATCAACAAATCCATTGAATTCTGAACATTTTTCATGAAAACGGTATGACCTAATTCATTTGGAGTCCGAATTATACTGAAATTAGAGGGGTATTCCCTACACAAACACGATTAAAGGAGACGAGAAAATGAATAGCTTGACGGAAATCAAAAGAGTTCCCTTCATGGGATGTGAGCTCATGGCCGCAAAGGCCGACGATGGAACCATCTATGCAGGAGTTAGCTACATCTGCAATGGGATGGGGATGAGCGAAGGACAAGTCAAGGCAGAGCGCGTGAGAATCCGCAATGATAGTGTCCTCTCAAAAGGGGGACGAAATTTCGTCCTCCCTTCCGGTGGCGGTTCACAGGAAACGCTTTGCCTCGAATTGGACTACCTTCCCCTATGGCTTGCAAAGATCAGTATTACTCCAACGATGAAGGCTGAGAATCCTCAGCTTGCCGAACGGTTGGTGCAGTACCAGTTAAAGGCCAAAGATGCACTGGCAGCGGCGTTTCTTCCGAAGCGTCCCAACACAATGGCCGAACAGCTGCTTGCGCAGGCGCAGCTCATGGTCGAGCAGGAGCGTCGGATCAAGGCTCTGGAAGTCAGCAACGCTGAAAACGTGAAGACGATGGAGACGGTCAAAGACGCAATCGACATCATGGTAGCGCCGCCCGTAACGGCTGGCAACTGGCAGAGCCAGATGAACCGGAACGTCCGCGCATTCTGTATGCAGACGGGCCTCGACTTCCATAAGACATTCCAAGAGCTCTATACGGAACTGGAAGTATCCGCCGGGGTCAAGCTTGGTGTCCGCGTCAAGTTCGCACGGCAGCGTCTGCAGGTCAACGGCGCAACACAGACCGATATTGCGGCTGTCTCAAAACTCAGCATTGTCGCACAGGACAAGAAACTGCGCGAGATTTTCAACAACCTGTACAACCGCATGGTTGCCAGATACACAATCAGCAAAACTAGCACGCAGAAACGTTAAAGGAGGCCATCGCATGGAGGAAGAAAAGAAAGCATTTTTGCTTTACCACGAGGGTATCGACGATATCCTCGCCCTTCCAAGGGAAAGCGCCGGTGCAGTCATTCAGGCGATTTACGTCTACGTGAACACCGGCGCACTGCCGAAAGACTTTACCCCGCTTGAAGAAATGGTTTTCCGGCATATGCGGCAAGGGATAGACCGCAATGCGGAGAAGTGGGAGCGCGAACGAAAGAAGCGGCAGGACAGAGCCAGAAACGCGGCCAACGCCAAGTGGAAGAAGTTCGCAGAGGAACACGGGACAACCACTGACGAACTGCAGCGCCTTATGGACACAGCTGCTAAAGCATGCAATAGCATGCAACCGCAGAATGAGCCATGCCATAGCATACCAGAGCATAACAATGAATGCGCAAGCACACCAAAGCAGGATATTTTATGCCAAAGCATGCACGAGCAGATTAAGCATAACACAGAAAAAAATAATTCTGCTAATAAAGTAAATGTAAGTGTAAATGTACCTGTAAGTGTAAGTGGTAATGGTAGTGTACCTGTTAGTGGTAGTGTACCTGTTAGTGGTAGTGTACCTGTAAGTGTAAGTGTCAATGATCCTGTACCTGTTAAAGAAGAAGTGGGAGTGGAAAAGGGAAAGGAAGAGGGTGCAGGGGGAAACCATTGGGAAGAACCGCGTCCTTCGCGTGCTGCGCCGATGTTGCGTATGAACGCCGTGATCGTACCTGACGAACCGCCGAAGTCGAAGGACGGGTTGGTTTTTGGAAGCGAAGAGTATATCCGGATATTCAACGAAGAGTCCGACCGGTTTGCTCTGCCGGGAGAGAAGCCGCGTTATTTTGCCGACTTGACCGGGCCAATGCTGGTCAACCTCGAACGCTGCGAGCAATCCAGGCTGCAGAGTGGCCGCCCGAGGGAACGGTCTTCCCTTGTGAGAGATGAACTGATCGCACATGGTTTTTGGTGAGAAGGAGGTTTTGCGCCATGAACAACAATGAAATTCAGAAGGAGTTGTCCCGTCTGACGAAGCGCTATGCAGATGTCGGGGCCACAGAAGAAAAAGTCCTTGAACTGTTCGAGGCAATGAAGATCCGTTTCGCTGGTCGAGGCGACGAAGCTGCCGTGCTGGGTGTCCGTATGTCGCTGGGCGAGTATTTCCACCGGGAGGAAATTTTCTCCCTCGATGATGTCTGCTGCATGGTCGCACGACCGAAAGAGGAAGTCATTGCACACATAATCGCGATGGGGCCAGAGGTCATGCGCAGGCACATTGTCACCGTAGAGCCGTCGCCATATTTGGTCGAATACCTCAAGCGAAAGCACGAACGCGAAAACCGGCAGGACGGCCAGCAATGATGTTTCCAAAAAGTGCAGAACCCGTGAGACAAATTTGGATTTTGTGTAGAAACACAAATAGGGGGCCACACCGCCAAGCCAATCTCAAAATTCTGATGATGAAAAGGAGAGGTATGAATGAATATCAAAGAAATCTATGAGCGGTCTCAGAATGTCGACGGCTGGATTCTCGGCATTGATGGCAGCGCAAGCACGGTGGATCTGAGCAATCCGGCAATCATGGCCGGTGTCGGGAAATTCCATGTGAAGACGATCTATCCAGAATTCGACGGCGGCAAAATCATCGTCGAGCTGGACGTTGCGACCACAGTCGAGACCGATTAAAAAATATTTTTTCGGCTTCCTCGCGGCACTTCGGCTGCGACAACTCCAAATATTCTTCGACAAGTTCCGAATTTTCCTTCTCTTTTGGAGATATCTGAACTTCTTCGACAGTTTTTATATGACCTAAATCATTTGGAGGCATGAGTATGCTGAAAATAGAGGCAGGTAACAAACGAAGCCAAGCAAACAAACAACAACAGGAGGAAAAAGCAATGACAAAAACCGAATGCGCAGTCTATGATCTGCTCAAGGAAATCGGCGTACCGACTCACAAAAAAGGCTACGCCTACATTCAGGAGGCAGTCACCAACAAGTACGATGGAAAGTACGAAGACTTCTCCATCACCGGGCCGAAAGGCATCTATTGCGACGTCGCAAAGAAGTTCAGGACTGAGGCCAGCCGGGTGGAACGTGACATTAGATCGGCTATCGATTACGCGTTCAACTACGGAGATCCCAAAGTGCTGTACGGCATCTTCGGAAACTCCATCGCTCCCGGAAAGGGAAAGCCAACAAACGCCATGTTTATCTTCCAGTGCGCAAAGGAACTTGAGCGGCGAAAGTCGGCTTGACAGAAAATCCCCGCAGGCAGCGGGACAAACGCAAAAACTCGGTAGAACAAAAAGTGCAAAGCAAATGCAAAATCAAAATCAGAAAAGGAGATCAGCCACAATGAAGAAAGAAAAATGCGCCGCTCTGGTCTATGTCCCGGAGCTCACCCCGGAAGATGTTTTCAGCCACTTGGTGTGTCACCACGCAGACGTTGTACGCGCCAGAAACGCGCAGCGGGCCTACAAGCGCCAGGTTGAACGCAAGCACCGCTGTATTGCCTCTATTGTGATCGTCGTATCCTCGCTCGCTACGGCCGCCACGCTGCTCATCAAGAGTGGAGCCATTCACTTCCTGTGATTGGAGGCCGCGCGTGTACAAGTTGTATGACAGTTATCCGGACTCCCCTGCCCTCGTCGGTACGTTTGATAGCGTCGACGAGGCGCGGGAAGCCGCACGGAAGCTAGACGAAGCAACGGGCGGGAAATTCTTCCCGAGACTCGTCAAGGATGGGAAGGTTATTCAAAATTGGGGGTATTGAGGAATGACATATGCGACGCTGGCAATCATCGCCTCTCTTCTTGAGAAGGAGAAAAACATCCGAGAAAAGGAATGCGAGCTCCTGCGCGAGAAGCTGAATTCTGCGCGTGACAAAGCGGACTTTTCTCCGGAAGATAGCGAGCTTTCTCGTGAAGTAGAGTTTACCAAAGCCTTATACGAAAAGGCCAGAAAAGGGCTTCTCAACCATGAACGCGCTTGCGAGGACTTTCTTGAGCATGATTTTCGATAGGAAATTTATTTGGAAGTGGGACAAATCCATTTTTTCGGTAGAAACATAGGTGTAAGACAAAACACCATACAGGAGGCCAAAAACAATGAAGAAAGTCAAGGAATTATGGAACGAGTTCGGCGATGTGCCGATGAACCCGGAAACGGAGTGCATTGAGGAAGCATGGCACGGGTTCCCGGCCGGAACAAATCGGGAGGAAATTTGGCACTGGTTCGAGGAAACGTTCGACGTTCGCGTCGCTGATCTGATGTACGGAGGTATCTGAAATGGGACAGCGTTCACAGATCTATGTCCGCGCGTCCGGGCAGCTCATCGTTGCAAACTACTATCAATGTAACTATGCCGAGCGAATGATTTCGCGTGCTAGATACGGCATTGAGTGCATCGATTCGGTCAAGGACTACAGCCACTGGATTTTTCTCCGCGACGTGAACGTCGAACATTTGCGCCGTATTCTGGACGTAAACTTCGACCTCAAGGACCACCAGACTTCGAGCAAGATCATCGAAGAATGGAAGGACGTTTTTCCAGACAAGCCTTTCAACGATGTCGTGTTCAACTGGCAAGACAATAACGACGGTCAGCTGTTCATCGACTTCACGAAAGACGGAAAGATCTCTTATGCGTTCCGGAAGACGGAAGACAAGGCGTGCGAAACTCCGATGTCTGCTGCCGAATACATGGAATGGGATCGTCGGAACTGGCTGGATTGCGAGTCCATGACGAAGGCCGCGAAAGCCACCTGCCGCCGCAACATTGCAGCTATCGATAAGATGGCAAGACTTATGACCGCAGAGGAATTGAAAGAGTTCGTCCATCATGACTACGGGTACAAATCCGTTCAGGAGGCAGACTGACATGACCTTTAGAGATTTCTGTACAGGCTTCCGCGATTACTGGCCGAACTTCGTTGCAAAGCACTGGAACTTCTCACAGTGCAGAAACGGATACAGTGCCGGGTACACGCCGAAATATCCAGAAAAGACAGCAGCGGATTTCGACGTATTTTATAACACTTGCGACGGCTCATGGACACTCTACGCTGAAACAGCGTGCGTCCCGATTATAAGAAGGTTTGAATCCTTCGACAAACTTGCGAAGCAGGCTTGTGAACCCGCAAAATGCCCGTAAGTTCCCGCAAGATACCCGCAAAAAACGTAGATTTTCCGGGACAAATCCGGAATCCAGGTAGAACAGTAAATGTAAGCAATCACACAACAACAATTATTTTATGGAGGTAATTCAAAATGGCAAAGGCAACTAAGGAAGCACAGGAGACCAAGGCGATCAGACGGTACATCAAGCTCACGTTCATCGAGCCGGTGCTGGGCACTTGGCCGAGTAACGAGAATGTGGCTCGTGACTTCATCGCGTCCAAGTCTCCGGACGCAAACACAATCGAAGATGAGGTTGCAGCGATTGGTGCGGAAGCTGTGGCTGATAAGGCAATGACGGTATTCCCCCGTGTCGATGGCAAGCCCGTGTTCTATGATTATCAGATCAAGGGATTTTTCAAAGACACTTGCAGCGCCCTCGCCCGTGCCAAGTACACAAAGTCCAGCGGCCTGAAAGCATTCAAGAAGGTCATCGACGGTCTGATCTTCCCCTTCCCCCGCGCAATTTCCATCAACGTCAACGGAGAAATCGGCGAATGCCAGCGTGCGCTCCGTGCGCAGACCGCGCAGGGTGAGCGCGTGAGCCTCGCAAACTCCGAGGAAATCCCGGCCGGCAGCACGATTCAGTTCGGCGTAGCACTCGCAGACCCGGCGCACGAAGCACTGCTGATGGAGTGGCTGGACAATGGATTCTTCCGTGGTCTCGGTCAGTGGCGTAACTCTGGCAAGGGCCGATTTGTCTACAAGATGCTCGACGAGGAAGGCAACAACCTCGGCGGCACGGCAGAAAAATTTGGTCGCATGACGGAGGCGGCGAACTTCTTCCCGGAGGAAAAGGCGGGCTGATAGGCCCGCCGAACGGGGCGACGGAAATGCGTTGTTTGGCGCGGCCTTGATTGGCATCGCAAAGGAGCAGCACTACTCAGCGAAGCTCAGCACAGCAAAGGATAAGCGAAGTGATGCAACGCCAGGTGGAGTGGGGCTAGGCATAGCAGCGGAGAGGTGGAGCGCCGCACAGTCAAGAACTGCATAGGGCAGGCTGAGTTCTGTTTTGGAACCAGAAGAACAGCAGAGGCTTTGCGGGGCGATGCGTATCTCGGCAGCGCAATGGAAAAGTGGAGACTGGCGTAGCGCTGAAATGGAGCAGCTGGGAGATGTTTCGCATAGTGAAGGCGAAGTATTGAGAAGCAGTGCCACGCGATGGCTGGGCATCGAAATGAGTCGCCTCGATGCGCCCGGAAAAGCAACGGCAAGGTTGGGTTAAGCAATGCGTAGCGGAGGCAAGGCGGAGAGTAGCTACCTACTGCTGAGGAATGCAAAGGATTAGTTGAGAAGCGAGTAGCCACGCAAAGGTAAGGCTAGGAAGGGCTAAGCGTAGCGACGCATCGGCACAGTGTATAGTGTGGCCGGGCGCTGCAATGGCAGAGCGAGGCGTGGCCTTGCGGAGAAAAGCAGTGGCGAAGCAACGCGAGGAAAAGCAAAGATTAGCAACGGCATAGTACAGTATCGAATGGTCGGGTTATGCAAGGGAATGGCAAAGAGTCGCACGGACCGGCACAGCGCGGCATGGCATAGCAGAGGCATGGAACTGCGAGGCGATGCACGGGTTTGCGAAGGGAAAGCGGTGCAAATCGAAGTGCGGAGCGGCAACGAAAACGTAAAGGAATGCCACGCAGTGTGATGGATAAGGATTGCATGGGAACGCTCTGAAACGCGAAGGTGAGGCGTGACCTGGCAAGGAGATGAGCCGCGCCGATATGCAAAGGCAAGGATGGGTAATGCCAAGAAATGCAACGGATGAGCAAGGATAGGCACAGGGCAGCGATGTCTGGCAATGGGAAGGCGACGCCCGGTAACGTGACGCTCGGCCTCGCCAGGAGCGGCGAAGGCACAGGAGGATCATATGGAAATCACGAAGGATATTCGGAAACAGTTGGACGAATTGCGCGTGACGGGCTTGGCCCGCTACGCCGCAATGAAAGAAGCAAAGCAGGCATATGAAGACGCAAAGGCGCGCGAGCGAGCGGCGTATGAATATGCCGCAAGCCACGGCGAGTTCTACACCGAAGATGGCAAGCGTGTCACCGGAGAAAAGGACGCATTTCTGATGGACGAGTCGAAGTTCATCAATGAGTTTGTCCCTTTGATTTCGCAAGGGTACAAGGAACTCTTCGGCTTGGAATATCCCGTTGGATACACGCCGGTTTTCGAGCAGTACCAAGACCCGTACATCTGCGCTCGGAGAGAATATTGGAAGATTGCAACAGATTTCCTGCGCATTTCCGGGAAAGAAGACTACGCAAAGAAAGTCGAATCTGCGTTAGAAAATTATTTGTACCCGACATACGTTGAACAACTCGAAAAAATCAACCAGAAATTTCTTGGCGTCGAATAAAGTTCCGGATTTGTTCTGGTTCTCGGAGTTTCAAGAATGTTTCGAACCAAAACGATATGACTTAAATCATTTGGAGGCCCGAGTAAAATAAAAAGTGTAAGGGGGATTTCAAGTGGCATTCCCAAATGGATATGAAAAGTTCCGCGAAGCGATGATTGCTTACGAAGACAACCTGAGAGCGATCGGGCGCGCAGAAACAACCATCGAAAACGAAGAGCGGATTTTCAAATATTTCTCCGGCTTCATGCTGGAAAATGGCCGGTGGGACAAGCGCGAAGAGAGTTTCATAGACATTCAGGCGTGGCGAGACCAGCTGCGGCGTGACGGGAAAAAGCCATCGACAATTAAGCAGTATCTGAAAGTTCTGAGCAGCTTCTACAAGTTCGCCTCTTCCGCGCAGCTCGGAGACAAGCGCTGGTACGATCAGAATCCCGTTGGTGCCCTACTTTTGCCGGACACCAAAAAGCGGGACAAGCGCCCGTATGACGAACTTCTCACAGACGAGCAAGTTCTTCTCCTGTGGCGGAACAATCCTCCGCAAAAGCTCAGACGGCCAGAATATTGGGAGCGGAATTACGCCATCGTCGTTCTGCTACTGACTACAGAGATCCGCAACAGGGAGCTTCTGTCGCTCACGCCGAGCGACCTGGACTGGGAAAACTCAGAGCTGATCGTCGAGCATGGCAAGGGTGATAAATACAGGTCCGTGGACTTCCCTCTCCTCGCGCAAACCGCCATGCGGATTTATCTGAATAGTGGAATCCGACCAGAGGCTGCAGGAGACCATGACCCGCTCTTTGGGACAGAGGCAACCAGAGACTTTCAGGGAGCCAACAAAGGCGCGGAGTGGCACGCAGGGACGCGCCAATGGCTCTCAAACGTGGTCCGGCGTCATGTGAAATCCGTAACCGGTGTAGATGACATCCGATCCCACGACCTGCGGCACGTCGGCGCGCGGCTTGACCTGAATAGCGGAATGAGCATTGAGGAACTGCAGTCCAAACTCGGGCATGAGTCAGTTTCAACAACACAGATCTATTCCGGCAAACTCACCAGCCGCAAGAAGCGGCGCATGACAAAGATAGTGCTGGAAGAAAAAGACCGTCAAGCTCAAAGAAATATCGAACGTTTGGAGGTTAACGGAGATAATTTTTTCGGGCAGCTCCGGTTGAAGCAATTCCAGCAGCCGGAGACAGCGTAGGCAAAACCAAGAAAACGAACAGTCAGAAGGCCAGCGGTAAAAACCAAGAAAACTAAAACTCGCCGGGTTCCGTTCAACCCGGTACACGATGGGAGCAGGTGCGCGGGATAGCTCACGACCATACCGTATCGGTTCGAATCCGATTCCCACCACCAGCCGCAGTTTTTTCATTTGTTTTCCTGCGGCACGGCATATGGCCTCCTTTCTGATAAAGAAAAGCGTCACCCACGTAAGCGCAGGCGCTCGCCGGAATATTTCGGAGATTCCGGTGCTCTGATCCGGGAAGATCAGCTGTGGGTTTCGGTCAAGAGCGCGCCCGAAGCCGTGTAAAACGGGGTGCAGCACCCAGCATTGGTGTAGCGGTAGCACATCAGTCTTCCAAACTGAGAGCGCGAGTTCGAGTCTCGTATGCTGGTCCATGCGGTAGAGTGTAGCGCAAAGAAATTTCACAAGAAGTAGCGAGGATAGGCCGTCCACCGGATTTGCAACCGGTGTGCCCGAAAAATTACACTCGCTGAAGGTAGCTATGGACTGTATCATTTCTTCGGTCATGCGCGGCCGAGCACTCTATCGCAACCACATGGGTATTGCGGCGGGCCCAGGGAAAGTTTTGAAGTTCCAAAGGCTTGGTGAAACGATATATCCGGCCAACCGCTCGGCCTGTAGGTAGTGCAAGTACGACAGGGCGCAGAATTATTACAGTAGCTGGCTCCGGCTTAATGTGTAAAAAGAAACGGATGCGACCGATGCACCGGCGCAGGGCTGAAAAGTTCCGTGGTCAATCCCCTCTTGGCTTCCAGACGGCTCGCTGTGAGGCGTGAAAGATGGAAGAAAAACTGGTGTGGCGACGCAGACCAACGGCGCAATGCCGAGTCTAGGCGTTGAGTAATGGCGGATCTGGGGGCCAAGAGTGATTGGCTGTGACAAAATGGAGGAAACTTATGAACGGAGAAATAATTCCTGTTGTTCTTCTTGGAAGTCTCTTCTTTGTACTTCCACTTGTCCTTTATGTGGAATGCGAAATCAACTGTGATGTTTTCGGTGACGAGCACGACGGCCATGCGCACCTGACTTTTAAAGAATTCTACGCTTACTATCTCATTTCCCCAAACAAATGGGATATCGATCTGGATTCGCTGTATTACAACAGAGGGGAAGATTTCATCCGGAAAAAGGTCACGTTTCTTCGTGTCAGAGACGTCATTCGATACAGAAGGTTTGCAAAAAGACGCCACGATCAATGTCTTTGTGAATACTCTGATATTTCAAAACTTGCCATCATAAAGGGCATGAGTGAAGATGCCGGAAAACTGCAAGAGTCCGCATTGAATGATATCGAAGAAGCAGCAAGAAGGTACATAGAAATCGTCCGTAGATGTGTAGAGGCGGACCAAAGATGAGTGATAATGGCACAGCGTACTGCATCAGGTGCGGTAAGAAGACAGAGTATTCGATAAAGCTTCAGCGCGTGAGGGTGAATGTTTGTGGGGTGCGTTTCAGTTATATTGAGAAGGACCCCTGTTGCACGAACTGTGGAGAAAGCGTCTACATCTCGGAAGTCGAAGATCAGAATGTTGATGCCAGAACGCTCGAATTCAACAAAGCGAGGGAAAAGCTCAGACACAAGATAGATTCAAACGGAGGTAAATCATGAGTCTTAATATTCGTTACTTAACCAACGGCACAAAAAACGTCTACGTTGTTATCGACAGTCGCCCGATTACTGTCAACTGCTACGAAACGCGGGATGAGATTCCGGTTCAGATCCGGCACTATGCGCCCGAAGGAGAGCCGATGTTTGTCGGTCCTGACGGAGCGCGGCTTCTTTTCGCAATGAAGGCGCTGTATCCAGAGCTGATGTGCGAATACTGCGGAAAGCCCGGATATTCAGGTGCTGTTTGCATATTTGAATCGTGCGTCGAGCCGTGGAAAACGTGCAAGTACAGGTACACGGGGTCAGGAGCATGAACGATATCAGGTCGGTTGATTTCGGCGACGCGCAGATTAAATCGTTCCTGTTTGAGGTGTACAGTGCAGGCTTTGGAGCCGGATATTCCCGATGCACAGACATACACACTGGTTTCAACACATGGTATCGTGATGTAATTCAGAAAGACAATCTGCCGGTCTATGCGGCACTTGACAGTACCAACAAGGACGTGCGGGATGCAATCGATAGCGTATGCTGTATCAATCAGATTCTGTATTCTGGCCGCTATGAGTCCATCCGGCCGCAGCTTGAATTTGCAGAAAAAGTATTGAAAGATTTCATCGCCAAAAGGCGTTGAGATACCATCCGAGTTTGGCTAGTTCGCACAAGCGTTCCGCTGTGTAGAAAATCGGAACCCATGAAAGTCCTCGTTGCGCTGGTACGCCAAACACAACAGCGCGGGCAAAAATCATTGGTGAATATCGCGCGTAACACGCAACGTTGACTGCTGTTCAATAATTCGGGAAACAGACAAAGAGCAGGCTTGGTTAAAGGCTCATAGTGCGGTGACCAGGAAACAGCCCACAAGCCCCTGCCTTTAGGTATGGGGTAAAGGGCTGCAAGTCTACTTATTGTTGGAGATGAAACATGGAATATTCCTACAAATTTAGGCTGTGCCCAAATGCGGCTCAGAGAAACTTAATACAGCGCACTTTCGGCTGTGCTCGATTTGTGTATAACCACTTTCTTTCTGAACGCATTGCGCAGTATCGAGAAACTGGGAAATCTCCTACACGATTTCAGCAGGATAAGGAACTCACTGTACTCAAGCAGAAACTCGAATGGCTGCAAGAACCAGATAAATGCGCGTTGCAAAATGCTGTGCGGAATTTAGACACCGCATATAAGAACTTTTTTCGCCGAGTAAAGAACGGCGAGAAGCCCGGTTTTCCAAAGTTGAAAAGCAAGCGCGACCATAGACAGAGTTACACGACGAATTGCAACATCAAGCTTTTTGAGAATGCCGTCCAGTTACCGAAACTAGGTCGTGTTAAGTGCCGGGTTTCTAAAGAAGTCAAATGCCGTATTATATCGGCCACGGTATCACAGAATCCCAGCGGCAAATACTTCGTATCGCTCTGCTGTACCTACATCGAGAACGAGCCGCTGCCGAAGACCGGCGCTGTGATCGGCGTTGATTTGGGCCTGAAAGCATTCGCTATTACGTCGGACGGCACGGAATATCCAAACCCGCGATATTTAGCCAAGAACCAGAAAAAACTTGTCAGATTGCAACGGCAACTCTCCCGAAAAACAAAGGGGAGTAACCGGCGCGAAAAAGCGAGGATTCAGGTTGCGCGGCTGCATGAGCGTATCGCAAACCAACGACTCGACATGATGCACAAGCTGTCAACGCAGTTCATCCGAGAGAATGACGTGATCTGTATTGAAGACTTAGCGCCAAAGAACATGGTCAAGAACCATCACATTGCGAAGTCCGTCAGCGACGCATCGTGGGGCGAGTTCAGGCGGCAGCTGGAGTACAAGGCCGCGTGCTATGGAAAGAAAGTCATAGCGATAGACCGGTTCTTCCCATCTAGTCAGCTATGTTCCTGCTGCGGGTATCGGAATACCAGCACAAAGAATCTGGCAGTGAGGGAATGGATGTGTCCGGAATGTGGGACGCGCCATGACCGGGATATCAACGCCGCAAAAAATATTCTAATTGAGGGATTGCGACTACTGGCCTAGCCCAAACATACGGTAGGGCGGGACACGCCCGAACCTATACGCTCGGGGAGACTATGTAAGACGCCACTACGGTGCAACGGTCGCTGAACTGAGAATCCCCCGGCTTTAGCCGTGGGGAGTGTCAAGAAACCAATTCCGCACAATATAGGGTGACGGTCATCCTTGGAGGTGCAGCAGGGTTTGAGTCCCCAAACGGTCAGGTTCGACTCCTGATCGTGCATGGTGCAAAACCTCCAGCCAATACGGAAGATGAATTCGAGCGGCCTCGGAGCCTGTCTTGAAAACAGTGCGCGGCGAAAGCCGTGGGGATCGACACCTCCATCTGCCGCCAATATGGAGCCGTAGCGCAGTTGGTAGCGCGCCTGATTTGGGATCAGGAGGCCACCAGTTCGAGTCTGGTCGGTTCCACCAGTTGCCGGGTCGCGCCCGGCTGATGTGGGCGGTTCCCGTCTCACCCCACGAAGAATGACAATGCCCGCTGAAAACTGCACGGTAGGTGGATCGAGGTTCGAGAGAACGTAGAGCCCACAACGTAATGGTTCCGGGAAGATTTCCGTGATGTGAGAATCTAAGCGAGAAGACGGCCAAAATGGATGCGTGGCCGAATGGAAAAGGCAGCAAGGGTATGCGGTGCAGGAAAGCGCGACACACTCAAACCTATTGGGGTTGAAGTAGCTACCTCGGACGGGAACAAAGCTCGTCGCATACTGTCTGCACCATGCGGGGTTCAAATCCCCGCCGCATCCACCAAAGCGCCCTTTTGTGGGAGTCGTGGCGCTTTCTACAAATAAAGTTCAACCCTCCGCGGCCACTGCGTCAGTGTGGCAACACGCGGCATTTGGTAAAGGGCAGCGACGAGCAACTGGCCCGAGGCAGTTCGATTCTGCCGAGCCGCACCAGCGAAGTCTGCAAATCTGCATGGTTAGTATCAGCTGCTACGGCCGATGTAGAGAAAACGCCGTTATAATGACGCAGATAAGGCGCTTCGCACCATGCCCGCCATCGGATGACTTCCCCGATGGAATGAAACCTCCGCATCTGGCAGTGGTGTCGTCGGGTTGATATAGCCGATAGCGAAGTTTGGGAGTAAACAAGCGAAATGGGAACTCCCCACTCAGATCGTCCATCATGAGGATAACAAGGTGGAGACTTTAAGGAATCATCAAATCATGCTTTAAGCGGAAATGCCGCTTACTCGACCGGGGCCTGCTCTGGTCAAGGTTACAGGTTGGTTCGGCGGGACGCCGCTGCATGAGCCTGCATACAGGGGTATCGCCAAGCGGTCTAAGGCATGGGACTTTGACTCCCATATGCGCAGGTTCAAATCCTGCTACCCCTGCCATAGCCGCCCGTTGGGGTTCTCCGCGCGACAAATTAACATGGTGGGAATCATACAGCTATCCATTCACGCACGCAATAGCGTGATCGTGGAGCCTAGCGCCACCGGCTAAAGACGCTGACCCACAGCGTCCAAGGAGAACGAGGCAAAAATGCAGCTATAGGGGCCAGAAAGCGGGATAGTAGCCACGCTGCAATATATGATGGTGCTACGAAGCTGTAGACGATGAACGCCTGGTAATACAGGACGGCTCAGCCGATAATGAATGAGTAAGATAGCGTCTACGGAAATAGGAGCTGTAGTAAATGGAGTGAAATTAACAGCCATCATATCCCCTGCGCTTGATGCGTGGGATGCCGGAACCAACAGAATATAGTGGTGGAAACCCACCGGGGCGAGGTAACACTCGTGCCGACAGCGCAGTAAAAGTCGTTTGCGTGTTTCGGCCAAAAAGGTAAAGGTCAAGCGGATATAGACCTTCGTAGAGACGGCACAAGTCCATTTCGGAACGTCCCGTTCAGCTTGCCGGGAAAGACTCACTAGTGGTCGAACTGGATGAATCCGCACTTGTTCGTAATGCTTGGGGCGAACTGAAATCCGCCAAGCTAGGCAGCACCTTTGGGAACGCTTTCAGGACTGCTGATACATAAGCGCCGGTGCGCAATCACCTAATTTGCCGTTGGTTTGCGCGCAAAACCTCACGTCCGGTACGTTAAGCCGGGATTGATGGGCCGTTAGCTCAACGGTAGAGCAAGCCGCTCATAACGGCTCGGTCGTAGGCTCGACACCTACACGGCCCACCATTCATTCTTGAGAAAGGAGGATTACACATGAACAAGGAAGAACTCGTTCAGGCAGTTGCCAGCAAGACCAACATGCCGAAGACCGCCAGTTTGGAGGCCATCGATGCCGTTTTCGCAGCAATCGAAGAATCTCTCATTGCGCACGAAGATGTCACTATCGCTGGTTTCGGAAAGTTCACTGCGAAGTACCAGAAGGCCAGAACCGCGAGAAACCCGGTCACGGGTGGACCGGTCGACGTTCCGGCAAAATTCTCGGTCAAGTTCTCGGCAAGTAGCGTACTGAAAAAGGCCGTCTCAAAGTGAATCATGGGGCTATTTTGCCCCTCTACATAATATAAAAACTACGGAAAGGATACAATTTCATGTTAGATATCAAAATCCATCGCGGCGATATTTTCTGGATTCGTCAGGACTATAGTGCCGTTGGCTCCGAGCAAAAAAAGAATCGTCCGGCGATCATTGTCAGCAACGACAAAAATAATACATATTCCGAAACTGTAGAGATTGTTTATCTCACAACCGCTGAGAAAAAGCCCATGCCAACACACGTTGCTATCGAAACGATGGGCAAGCAGTCTACTGCACTTTGCGAGGCCATCTACACAATCGATAAGGGACGCTTGGAGAACTACTACTGTACATTAACGACCGAGGAAATGAAACTCGTTGACCAGGCTGTTCTCGTCTCCTTGGGGCTTACGGCCCCACCTATTTGTACCGTAGCCGCATCACAAGAGCCAGAACCCGAAAAGGTCTGTGTTCCGATCAACCCGCCATTTGGTTTGGAAGATGCACTCCGCGCAGTGCAGAAGGAACGCGATACACTGCTTGCGCAGAAAGAGATCTACGAGAAAATCTGTGCCGCCGCACTGCCGCGTTGGCCGAAGGAGGTTGAGTTGGGCGCATGATTTATCTTGACCACGCAGCTACTTCTCCTGCGCTTCAATGCGCAAAGGTCGCCTTCAACGCGGTTTCAGCAACAATATGGGGAAATCCGAACTCTCTGCATTCCTTCGGGCAGGACGCCAGAAAGATGCGGGAATCCTCCAGAGAGACTGTGGCGCGGTGCTTGGGGTGTGAGCCGGAACAAGTGTTCTTCGTTTCCTCTGCAACAGAAGCTTGCAGGATTGCAATCACGAGAATGACGGAATCATGCAAAAAGGTCCATGTAACGAAAGTAGAACATGCAGCCGTAACCAGCATGACAGACCGCAAGGTATATAGTGACCGCCGGAACGATAATCGTGGTTTTGTGCATATCCACACTAACAACGAAACTGGCGAAATATACGATTTGAAAAGTGCTTTTTCAGGGTATGATTTGACGTTCTCTGACTGTACTGCAGCTATGGGGAAACAAAAAATCAATTTCCGTGAAAGTGGCATAAACTTCATATGCGGATCGGGGCATAAGATTGGCGCTCCGGTTGGAATTGGTGTTCTGATTGCAAAGAACCCAGCGGACATCACTGAACGTTTCCATTTTGGCACACCATCTGTTCCCCTTGCTGCCGCATTTGCATCGGCATTGGAGTTCCGCACCAAAGAGATAGATTTGTTTGCTGGCGTAACAGAATTCTTGCATGACCGCCTGATTGATGGTATCATGAATGAAATACCAGACGCGCAGTTCAACGGTTGTCCGTGCTTCGGGCATCAGATGGAGCAATCTCCGTACATCGCAAACATCTCTTTCCCAGGCATCGAAAACCACGCGCTTGTCCTGCGGCTTGCCGCTGATGGCCTGATGGTTTCTTCCGGCGCGGCGTGTTCCAGCGGTGACAATGAGCCATCTCGCGTGCTTCTTGCTTCCGGGTATTCTGAGGAACGTGCACGGTCAGCTATCCGTTTCAGTTTCGATTACAAGCTTGATTTCGATGCAAACGATATGGGCAACAACTACGGGTTGAACCTTGAACGCGATGCAAGAATCATCGACGAGGCCGTGAAGATCGTGGCTCAGAACGTGCGGGAAATGAGGGGTATATAATATGCCGCGCAAAAAGCTCAATTACACAGACAACTATTACAAGCCATTCCCCACTCGTCTTCGTAGGCTCATGCGTGGGGACGCAGGGAAAATCAACAGAACTGTATCGCAGCAAGAATTAGCGGATTATCTCGGCCTGAAGGCAAGACAGTCTGTATCTGCATACTGTGACGGTTCTGGACAGCCCAGTTGGGAGAATATCGCCAAAATCGCAGAATACTTCAGCGTATCTACGGACTGGCTGCTAGGTGTAACAAACATTGAAAGTGTTGAGCGAAACATTCAAGTTGCAGCTTCTACACTCGGCATTTCTGGGAAAGCTGCTGAGAATCTCGCAAGGATTTCAACTGAAACCGAAGATGATAACATATTTATTTCCCTCAAGAAATCAGCGGCACATGATGCACTAAATAGGATTCTGGAATCAGAAGATGTGCTTTGGGTTGCGGAAGCTACAGATCATTTGTTGGACATAGAAAAAGCACGTCCGCGAAATATACTTTAATCCACGCGGGACAAATCTGATTTCCCGGTAGAATCATAACTGTAAGCCCTCACGGGCACATCAAAAAATATAGGAGGAAAAACAAATGGCAATGGATATTCAGGATATGGTGGCTGCAATGCTGGCCAAGGATGAGGCTTTCCACGGAAACGAGCTGGTTCCCGCGAAAGTTGAGGTCTACAACAAACTCAAGGAACACGGAGCTGCGATTGCGAAGGCGCTGCGTACTCCGTGGCACGCGGACGATCTGGAGGTACGGGATCGGAACACGTTCGTCTACGTCGACTTCCCTCTCCCGGTCAACATCCTCAATGACAGCATCCGCAACCGCATTTCTGAAATGTACAAGCTGGCTGATATGGTAACGCTCGCAGATGTCAACTGTCGGCTGCGTATGACCTTCACGGTCGCAAACGTCTGGAAAGAGTGAGTGGATATTATGACGAAACAGGAACGCCTTATCGTATCGGCTTATACTGGCGTGTTGATGTGTGGCTTTTGGGAGTTTCACAACTATGTGGAACAGCTTTTGCAGCGTCCAGTTTTCACGCACGAGTTTGCAACGGAAGATGTGCAAAAAGAGATTAAGGAAAAGGCGCGGCCGGCATTTTTGATGTTATGCCAGGAGGATTAAGAGAGATTTAAATAGAGAATTGGAGGCAGCCATGAAGAAACTTTCAGAGATCATCCCCGGAAAAACTTTTGAGTTCGCAGGTGAGAGATTCGTTGTTTTGCTTCAGGGTGATGGCGCTGCGCTTGTACTGCTGGCGCAGAGCACGGAAAAGCTTCCCTTCAATGACAGAGCGGACATAGAAAAACTCAGCGATTATACCTGCTCTGATTTGAAGGAGCACATTGACAAATGGGTAGAAAAACTGCCGCGTACTCCCGAGGAAGCTGCAGCCATTCTCCCGTTTGAAGTTGACCTGAGTTGCCTCGACCGCGGTATGACTTATGGAAATATCACGGTCAAAGCAGCGCCCCTTACGCTTTGGCAGCACCGACAATTCGAAGACATAATTCCCGAAAACAAGGATGACTGGTGGCTCGTCACGCCGGCGGTCAGCACGCGGGTTCCCATTACGAACCCCGATGTATTCTGCCTTGTGTGGCGTGTCTGGAAAAGCGGAGACAGGGGCATTGGAGTTGCGTATATGCCGCAGGGCGTCCGCCCCGCCTTGCTGCTCAAATCTGATATCAACGTATAGGGAGTGAATGTATGGGAGGTAAACTCCACACGAACGTTGTCAAGAACCGCTACACATTCCTTGTTGTGTACGATGACAAAGATAATGAAGAACTCACGGTCGAGGCCGAAAGTGTAGGTGCAGCAGCGTTAATGTTGCCGCATCATCGGAGAGGCGCAGTGCTTTTGAACAGCACGCCATTGGAAGTAGAGGGCAATAAACATGGATGAAAATCAGGAAATGAAGCGGTTCGCCGACCGGCTCTGGGACTACTTCAAACCGAAAATTGAAGAACTGACAAGATCGAACATTTGGTATTTCCGGGCGCAGGTCACACGAGTGGCTGCAAACGGCAAGATCACCATTCAGCGAGCATTCGATAAAGAAATCGCTCTCCCCTACGTCTCCAGCATGGAGAATGCAGCTGTCGGCACGCAGGTCACTGTCTTCGTTCTCGGAAGCAGCATGACAAACGCTGTTATCGTCGGGGACGGGACGTTGAGCAATCTTTAAAGATTGGAGCGTGAAGACGATTTCTGCAGTTGTGGCGAAGAAAAAACCGGGAGGAATTAACCTCCCGGTTTTTTCATACCTTTTTCACGTATGCTTTGTAGACATAGCCTTCCTTGCCGGACACGGTTCTGACGTAGTACCAGCTCTTCGTCTGATATCCGTACCATGTGACCGTTTCTCCGTATTTCAGGACAAATCGGACTTCACTGCTGGTAGATGCGGATGCACGAAGATTCAATTCACTGGCCGTGACCTTCATCTTTACGCCGTTCGCTGCGGATTTATCCGTCTCAATCCAGTTTTCCGACTTCACGGGCTTCGGCTGAACGGCATGATTGCCATATTGCCGTTTGCTAAGATAGTTGCCCTTACCGCTTTTTAGCCAGATCGCGACAAATCCACGAAGCTTGTTGGGGCGTGCCCACGCAGCAGTTGGTGTGACGTAGCTGCTGGAAGCTCCGCCGTCAAGGTTGATTGCGAATTCGTACTTCTCAGCGACGAACTTGTTTGCAACAACGTCCATCGGGACCTGTTTCTCTGTGACGATGATGCCGAGCACCTTACCCTTCAGCCCCATGGCCGTCCGGTACTTGTTGCCTTCAAGGCCCTTGGGAACCGTGAATCCCTTCACACCGTTCTGGACTATAGCGGGGTAGCCACCGACTGCATCGGGCGACGTGACGGCTCCACGGGCCTCCTGAATGGGCATCTTATAGTCCTTGAAGCCGATGAACGGCTGCCACCCTTGATATTCCATTGTTCCCTTGTGCTTTACGCCGGATGCCGGCGTGTACTTGCCGTAGTTGAAGAGTTCCGCATTGATGACGATATCGGGGAATCTGTCATTCCATGTAGCGCGAATTGCAACACTGCCGGTTGTTTCCCCTCTCGCGTCTGCCATTTTGATATGCTCAATTCGGTCAATACGGGAAAACGGGATCTCGGCGAAGATGCCACCTTGGAACTCAGAATACTTCACTGTCGTTGGGGTTGAAGAAGTTGACGTAGTGGGCTTAGAATCTTCGCTGCCAAGCACGTCCCACTTGGGACGGCCAATTCCACCGATGGAGGCAGAATTTCTGTAGTACCACTTTTTAAAAACGCCGCCGCCATTCGCAATCACAGTGTTGCTGCCGGAACTGGTGTTCCCCTCAATGGTATAGATCCGCGCATTATCGACCTTATACACGATGCCAGTGTGCGTCATGCTTCCGGGCTTTCCAAAGAAGATCTGGTCGCCTTCCTGCACTTCTGCGACAGGAACGGCCTTCCCTGCGGCTTTGTAGTAGTTATACGATTCCGTACAGCCAGCACCATAGCCGCCCTTCGGTTGACAGGTTGCTTTCATGCCGAGTGCAAGACCGAATGCCTTGATAAAGCACCAGTCCACAAACATATCACACCAGGGGAGTCCCTGCTTGGGTGCATGGTAGGTCCCCCATTTGGCATGGTCCCGAGCGTACTTCGTGTAGTTGTTTCTGCCGGCATTCGCAGTCTTGCTGTCGAGCTCTGCGTTCGTCGCTTTTTCCAGATAACCCTCTTCAGTTGCCGCAATGTCGAGCAGCTTTTTCTTTGCTTCCTGAATGGTCATTTGATATTCCTCCTTTTGCGAGGCTAAAGCCCTATTCCTGACTACCGTTCGGTGTTCTGTTCTTATCTTCGCTCTTGGCGCTCTGATAGCCGAAGTAGAACGTCAGAACCATCACTATGATGGAATAAAAGTCCTTCGGCTCTACCTTGTCACGAAGTGCCATTGCAACAAACGCACCCGTGAGTACAATCGTTACGAGTGACTTGACCTTAAAAAGGTTCTCGATGATGACTTGCCACCAGCTGTTTTTCATAATAGTTTCCCTTCTCAGTCTTTAAGGACTGCTTCAATGATTCGTGCGGTTGCATCCAAGCCATGCTTTTCCGCCAGTTCCCGTACAAATATGAGTGCGTACTTGCTTCTATTTTCGTTCTTTGCTTTCCAGAAATAAAATCCGGTAGCTGCAGAAACCTCAACGATCCACCCGCAGAGTACCGTTGCAGCAGCTGCTTTATCGTCAGCAGCCAGGAAAATGACGATAAACACAACAAGCATCAGATACGAGAAAATGAGAATGCGTTTGCTCCATTCCATTCCTTTTAAGACACCACTTCCCATTCGTCCACTTCCTTCTTGATTTTTTCGATGAAAGAATTGCCCTTGAGTGCCTTGTATGCCTTGTACGAATATTCGAAATTTTCGGCTTCGTACTGGCGGATCTTTTGTGTGTCCTTATTCTTGTAATAGGTGTGCAGCATGTCAGAACGAAGTTGACACTTCATTCCGGCCTTGATCGCGCTATCCCCCATGACCCACTCACGGATTGGCTTAACCAGAACCACCAGTACAGCGCCAATCGTAGTAATCCCACCAAAGATGGTCACGATATCTTTGAAAGTTTCCATTGCTTTTCTCCAATCATTCGATATTGACGAAGCAAAAGAGAGCCGCGAACGCAGCCATCTTTTGCTTCGCTCGCGGCCCTCTTCGGCCCTTCTGCGCCGCCCTTTCAGCGCAGGACACTATGGTTTTTTATTTCACAGCGGGAGGTGGAATCCACTTGCCGCAGAAGAAATGAATACAGGCACTGATTCCGTATGCTGTGTCGGTGAATGATCTGCACAGTTTTGCTCCATGGTTGTTGAGCACGGGACCAATCTCACTCATCGTTTGCGCCCTTTCTGGCTTTTCGCCGTGTCACACGTTCAATCTGCCTGCTTGTCTTCTTGAACTGGGTTCCTTTGCAGACCCAGTACAAATTCGTTTCCTCAATTACGTCGAAGGTCTCTCCGGATTTGAGTTTGAGAATGTATTGTGCAGTTTTCCTTTCAGCCATTTCAGCACCCCCTTCCTCACTTCGGCCAGCTCGTGATCGTCGCAATCGGGAAGTCAGCAACCGATACGGCGTTGATTGTCATTGTCCCGTTGCTGGTAAGTGGACGTGTGAATCCTTGAATCAGATGCCGTTCTACCGGTGAAGACGGTTTGTCCGTCCTAACGATTTCAACAAGACTGTTTTCAAATATATGCATCATCTGTATGCACTGAATTGATACTGCTTTCTGCAGAACTGTCGTTCTTTTCAGTTTCCACTCAGCGAGATCTCTGCACTGCGTCGTGGTATAGTATCCGGACGCAGTTTCCCGATAGGTTTTTCTACCTATGAGGTTGATGTTTGTATCGCTGCTCGGGTCAAGATTCTGCGCTCTTCCGGACGCCTGCGGATAGTTATCAGTCTGCTCGCCAAGGACGATATAGTCATTGAAAACCTCCGTGTTTTTGACCGTGTAAGTCGCACCAAGAAGCTGTGCCTCATCCATTGAGAACTGCCAGAGAATCGGCTTGTCCGTATCAACGATGTCATCCTGCGACGGTTCCATTCTGAATGTTCCCGTTTGGTCGTACCCTACCCATGCGTTTACCATCTCCGCCATGCCGAGTGCAACATCCGCGATTGTTCCGTCGTCGCTGTCTACACGCAGCGTGTATGGCGAGTCTGTCAGCGCAGCTGTCGTGCCATCCGGAAGCGCCTGCGTCTTCCCATTGTAGTAGTTCGTGAAAACCGGCGTCACATGGTCAATGGGGTATCCGTTGCCCTTGTCGAGCTTCAGGAGCGCCGCCACGGGTTCAAAGATATTCGTCCCTACCGGAACCTCATATGTTGCTTCAAGCCGCCCAAACAGGCTTCCATCAATGTATGCCCACTTGTCTACAAGCGGGTACGTCATGGTTCGAAGATTTGGGTTCATCGTCTCCTGCGGCTCTTGGATGTAAAAGACGCCCTGCTGGATGTAGTATTCCGAACCATCCGAGAGAATGAGTCCTTCATCGATTGCCACCTGCTGACCGAACCAGATATTGTTGACATTATAGTCATACTCGGCATCTACGTTCGAAAGCGTTATGCTCGCTGTCCTTCTCTGGCCGTTTTGCAGATTGCAGGTGATGCTTCCCTCTTGAATGAACGTGCCATTTCTCCGTCCGAGCGGATTATTATCGAGCGCAAAGGCTGTACTTCCGTCCGGTTGCAGGAAACGAATCCGACAGAGCTTTGTAAATGGCGTGCGCAGCTGCGCAAGATAGTCTCTGACTCGTTCTGCGTGCTCGCCAGCATAAACATATCCGGGTGTCGGATCAGGCGTAGGAGGCTGCGGCGCATTCTTTTGCCAAACCGGATAAAACGTAGCAACTGCGTCTGTCATGTATGTGCCGCCAAGGTCATATGCTTTCTCCCCGCCGTCCGTTGTGGCCCAACCGACTTGGGTGTAGCCATCACGGCCGAAGATGGCTCCGGCAAGTGTAAGCGGTTCACCTTGGTTTTTGGTCACAGATTGCGCCGTTCCCGTGCCGTTCATTCCGGGGAGGTAGGTTATGACATACGTTGTGGCTATCGAGTAGCTTCCATCATCGTTCTTGATGACCTTTGTATCTGATTTAACGACGAACGCAGGCCGGATGCCTTTGGATTCCGTCTGCGCGGCCCATCCGCCGCTACCGGCCGTATCCTGATACCAGACTGTCGTTGCTCCGGTATCGGGCTGCGTTCGTGTCCACCAGTTCGCCGCCGCCCCGTTCAGATAGGCAATGAGCGCTTCTTTGCTGCTGTTTTGTTCGAAATATTCAAGCTTTGCACCGTCGATTGCTTTTGCACACATATGGTATCACCACCTCCTAGAAACACCATGCCGCTGTGATGCCGTCCACCTCGGACGCGACGCTCCAGTCCGCTTCACCGCTCCATCCAGTT